TAAAGTCAATTATATTGATGCTATTGTGTCTTATTGTGAGCAGAATAGTATTGAAATTGAGACGGTTTCCAAATTAGTTTCAAAACCACTCAAAGAAAAATTAAAGTGTGATGCTATTCATTTGAATTTTCTTAAAAAGACTACCAAGGCACGTTTGCCTATATGAGTCCATTTGAAGTTTATAAATCATATATTTCTATTAAAAATCATTTCTCCAACCCAAAATATGATTATTTTAAATATGGAGGAAAATCAAGAGTGACTGAAACTTCTTTCAAAAAAAGAAAAGATATTTACTGGTTTCAGAAAATATCTCGTCAAAAAAATGATGAAGAAATAAAATCTTTCTTTGTTGCTAATTTTGCCGAATGTAATGATCCAGAAAGACTCTGGATCGGTGATATTATTCGCAACGGTGAAGATACATACTCAAATTGGTTAAAAAAATCTCAAAGTTTAACTTATTTGTTTAAAACTGAATGTGAAGTTTTTATATCAAAAGAAAATTTTGAAAACTTATTTGATTGTAAAAATGGCAATCATCCAGAACTACTTAAAAAGTATCTACAAAAAGCACTTACATTAGAAACCTTGGTTATCTTAAATATGATTTTGAATTATGTAAAAGATTTTGATAAAAAAATGAATGATCCTGTGTGGGAAATGATGAGTTTAAAAATTCAGAAGTACCAATGCTTCCTAAATATTGATGTGGCAGGATATAAGAACATCCTCAAGGAGATTGTTTATGAGTAAGTTTTTTGACTCCGAATTAGTCAGAGAATCTTTGACAGAATTAGAACAATTGCAAGAAAAACTTTTCAATCAATTGTACGATCTTCCTTCTTCCACAAAAGAAAAAAAGAAGGAACATTTGGATACAATGAGAGAATTTTTAGAAAAACAAAAATTGTTTATTTTTAGAATGTCTCTTTCTGAAGATCCAGAAGCAGTAAAAATGAAAGAAAAAATCACTCAATCCGCTCAACTTTTTGGATTTAATCCAGAAAAAGGATTAAGTGTTTTCTTTGAGCAATTAGAAAATACTATCAATAAACTTGAAAAATCTCTTGACGACTGACTTTATATCTGCTATACTTAAAAAGTCCAATCCAAAACATCCAATTTATCCAAAAATCCTATGTCATTCGCTAATCTTAAAAAACAATCCAAACTTGGTTCTTTAACCGAAAAACTAGTCAAAGAAGTTGAAAAACTGAATAGTGCTGGTTCTTCTGAAGATGATCGTTATTGGAAATTGACCACAGATAAGAGCCAAAATGGTTATGCCGTTATTCGCTTTCTTCCTGCTCCCGACAACGAAGATATTCCATTCGTGAAGATTTATTCTCACGCATTCCAAGGTTCTGGTGGATGGTTGATTGATAATTGTGTTACGACACTCGGTCAGCAATGTCCTATCTGTGAGCACAACTCTGGTCTCTGGAATTCAGGAATTGACGCAAACAAAGAAATTGCTCGTAAGCAGAAAAGAAAACTGACTTACATCAGCAATATCTATGTCGTAAAAGATCCTTCTAATCCTGAAAATGAAGGTAAAGTTTTCCTTTATAAGTATGGTAAGAAAATCTTTGATAAGATTTCTGCCGCTATGAAACCAGAGTTTGAAGATGAAACTCCAATTGATCCATTTGATTTCTGGCAAGGTGCTAACTTCAAACTGAAGGCAAAGAACGTTGCTGGTTATCGTAATTATGATTCTAGTGAGTTTGCTTCTTCTGGTGCTCTTCTAGATAATGATGATGAACTGGAAGCAATCTGGAAGCAAGAATCTTCTCTTGCTGAACTTGTTGCTAACGATCAGTTCAAGTCTTATGACGATTTGAAGAAGCGTCTTTCTTCTGTTCTTGGAACTAAAGGTGCTCGCACCCAAGATCCAGAAACAGTATCAGAAGAAGATGAGTATGAGGTAGAGCGTTCAACGAAGAGTACATCTTCTTTTAGTTCTTCATCTAGTTCTGCTTCTGATGATGAGGATGATGATGAAGCACTTTCATACTTCTCAAAGCTTGCTAACTCCTGATTTCAAAATCAACTTTTAATTACCTTTATCCCCGGAAAAAATTTCCGGGGATTTTTTTGTCTGTAGGGTTTTTATACGCCTGTTAGATTTGGATTATAAGATTGTTTAGTAGTTTGATTGACATATTGTGAAGATTGTTCATATTTCATTATATTTCTTAAATCTGTAATCACTACCGATAGATATGCTGGTTTTAATACTCTTATTTTTCTTTTTTCTTCGTTAATGTCAGTTTCATACTCATAATTTGTTACTTGCTTGACTGGCGAAATAGTAGATACTGTATTATTAAATTTAGTATAAGTAACTGTGAAATCTGAATCTACTTGAAGTCCAGAAGGAACCACAAGGCGATCATATTCATCCTTTACTTCAGTGGTCTCATAATGATGAATGTCCGATAGTGATTCATCTGAACCATACTTATCAATCATATAATTGTATAGGTCATTATTACTCAAAGGCCATTGATCTCTTACATTTGTGATATTGTTAGTAATCAAAATAACCCAATCAAGTTCTGGGTCGCCATAAAGACTAGAAGCAACTATTTCTGGTCTTTGATTGTCGGTGATTTGATAATAATCAAAAGCAGTTATAGCATTATTGATATCAGTTCTTATTTTTGCTCTTTTGAAGAGATTTTTAACTGTAATATAATCTTCATTCGTGCTTGCATTAGGCAAACGGGAAAGAAAAGAAATATTTGGAAGTTCGTTAAAATATGCCATTTTTAGTATCCAACCTCATCATCTGTAATTGGATATAAATCTTGAAGTTGTTCATTATTTGCTAGTCTTGATGCATCTATATTTGATTGATAATCGCTATCATAAATCGGTTCAAGTTCTTTGAATGACATATTCATAATCACAGATACTGGTTGACCTTCATCATATGCCGCCCAATTTCCATCGGCAGCATAATTCATAGCAAAACCAGTCAAAGCACAAGTTTTAATGCGATTTACACCTTTGATTGGCGAATCATTTGTTGTTCTGTATGAAAGTTGGAATACATCTGGGGTTCCTAAAAAGTAAGATGCTGCTCCTGCCCCTGATTTTGCGCCTTGCTTTTTTGCTGCCATTCCTTGCTTGAAGAATCTTATGATATTATTGATTTCTCTTGCCTCCTCTTTTCCCCTTGGGCTCATTCTATATTGAAATGTAAACTCTCTTAATGTGGGAGAATTGAATAGAAGTTCCAAATTACTGTTAGGAATAATACCAGCACCTCGTGCTAAAATACTTTCAGGTGAAACTGAAAATCCAGCCATAGAAAGAAGTTTAGAAGCACCAGCAGCACCACCAATTGTTTTTCCATTATCTCCAGATGCAAGTGCTGCATTTATCAAATCAAAATATACTTTAGCAGCAACTCCAGCATTAAATCCACCACCAGCACTTCCGACACCCTTAAGAAGTTGTGCCAATGCACCAGTTGCACCACCAACTAAACCAGCCACAGCAGTTCCTCCAAGATTTGATGCAACATTATTTGTCGCTGCGGCAGTAAGATTATTCATAGAATCATCACCCCAAGAAACATTATTTGAATCTGAAATGCTATTTGGCATAGGCATTATGACCATTCCTAAAAATTCTTTTAATGCGCTTCCTCTGGTCAATCCACTTGCTAAAATTGTCTTGAATTTGTCTTTGTTGAATATATCGTCCCCATATGGTGCCTTATAACTATATTTTGATATAGTTAAATGGTCTTGGGGATTTTTTGTCTTTTTTTCTGTATATAAGGCATCTTTTGGATATTGGAATACCTGTCCTTTTTTAAATTGAATTTGACCAAATTGTGTAGTTATTCCGGCGACATTTCCCTGAAGATCAAATAAACCAGTATTAGCAGTTGGTCCCTTATACCCAGGAAGTGGAGGTGGGATTGAATTTCCCCCCAAACTTTTTGCTAGTGCTGTGGTTTGTGTGGTAGCTAAAGTTATTAAGTTTGTTTGGGCTTGTACTGACAAATTAGATCCAGGTGCTGCAAGTGGATCTCCATTTTGAGTTTTGTTGAAAAATTGTTTTTTGTTTGAATCGTAAAATGTATATGATTTGATATTTCCTTTATCGTCTGTTATTGCTTCTAATCTTAAAGTTTTTCCGGGATTGTTTGGATCTGGTAAATTTGCATAATAAACTTTACGTGGTAGAGATTTGGAAGCAGCAGTAGAAGTTGCTGATGGTGATGATGCATTCCATTCTGTTGGTATGGCCATATTTACGGTGCCGATAAGTTATCTGGATAATCCCAAACTTTGGATTTGAATACTGGTTGTCCTCTTCTATCTACAAATCTTTCGGTGGGAAGCAAAGAAACTTCTCTCCATTCACTTTCAGGTACTTTGAAAAAATGACTAGTTACGCCAGAAAAAAGGTAATTATGTAAAGTCTTTCTTGGCGCATTCACATTTCCTGATTTATTTATGTAAGAAGCAGCAATGCCTCCACGATATTGTGGATTTAGATAATGAAGATTAGAACCAAAGAATATTCCAGATTTCGTATCAATATCTATAATATAAGCAAGTGGTTGCATATCCCAGAATTTATATTTTTGTGGATATTTTGCTGAATACATAAAAAATACCAAATCTCCCGGCGAAATAAAATTAGTATCAATCTCACTAGAATCCTTATCTTGATACTTTGCTAGCTCATCCATCAATCTATTTGTATACCAGATGGTGGACCAGCGTTTAGTTCCCGCCTCTTTAAGTATTTTTTCTGCGATCATATCTTTATCTCCCGAATAATTCTTTTTCTGTCATAATTTTAAACTCATAATTGTGGTCGGCACACCACTCTTTTGCTGCTGCCCATTTTGCTTGATTAATTGCCCACATTTTGACTGAATACGCCCAAGACTTTGTTCTTCTAGCTGGATTTGTTTGTGGTTCTTTTAAGTCCTTTGCTGGTTTGATTTCCACGACCATATTTCTTGTTTTGCCATCTTTGTCTTTGTATTTAAGAAAAAAGTCGGGAAAGTATCTATGTGTTTTTCCATCCAAAGGGGAGCGATAGGGAATCCAAAATTCTTCACTTTTCCAACTATTCACACTTTCAGTCAAATCACAATATTGCATAAACTTTAACTCATAAGAAGAACGATATACAATATTGGATACATCGCCACCATACTTTTGTGGATTGTGTGGGCGATATTTTCCTTGATTGTATTTACTGTCTTCGTTACGGGGCATACATAGTATAGAATGTTATACGCTTATTTAGATGGCTGATAATTTTTATCAAATATCTCCACTTTATACGTCAATAGAAGACGTAAATAGAAAATATTTAAATAGTTTGTCTCTAACGAGCCAATTCAAAGTATCTATGTTTTTATCTTCTGGTGGTTCCGGAGATGATACTTTGGCAAATTATTTGTCTAAATGTGGATTAACTGGTAAAGATGATAAACTTAAATATGATTTTATGTGCGCGGAAGCAGTTCTTCCCGGTTCAACTTTTGATGTCGGTGAAGAATCCGGAAGTCGTCAGGGTGTTTTGGAAAGATTTCCAACTCGTAGAATTTTTTCAGATTTTAATTTAACTTTTTATGTTGATGCTGAATATAAATTAATTCGTTTATTTGAAGAATGGATGAATTTTATTGACCCAATTTATGATAATGATGGTGGATATACTGCAAGTCCTGCTGGTCAAGTTAGATTTTTAGATAACAATAGTTATTATAGACTTAGATATCCAGACACTTATAAAAAAGTAATTGCTATATCAAAATTTGAAAGAGATATGGTCAATTCTCCAAATAAAGTAGGTGGTGGAGGAACAAAAAACCATACAACTTTAACATATCAATTTATAGATGCCTTTCCTACAAATATTACGGCACTTCCATTATCTTACGAAGGAAGTACAATCACAAAAACTACTATAAATTTTAGTTATTCTAGATATGTCGTAATGTCCCACAAAGGAGATAACACTAGCAATAGTCGCAGTCAGGTTGGTTCTGGAAATGTAGCAAGAAATGCTTCCCAAGAAGCACTTCAAACAACAATTACGGCTGGTTCAAAATTAGCGTCTAGTGCTTCAAATCTTCTTGATGCTGCTTTAAGAGGAGATACTTCCGTTCCTGGTGTATATAAACCACCTAACAATCCACTATTTTAAAATCACCAATAAATAATCACAACTGAACTTAATCATTCAAAATGCCTTTACCTAAAATTGCTACGCCACAATATACTCTTGATTTGCCCTCAACAGGAAAAAGTATCAAATATCGTCCATTTTTAGTCAAAGAAGAAAAAATACTTATTCTTGCTCTTGAAAGCGAAGACGTAAAACAAATTACATCGGCAATCAAACAAATTTTAAAAGATTGCATCCTAACAAAGGGCATTAAAGTAGAAGAACTTCCTACTTTTGATATTGAATATATCTTCCTAAATGTTCGTGCAAAATCAGTTGGTGAAGCAATTGAACTGATTGTAACTTGTAGTGATGACGGAACTACCGAAGTTCCAGTTAAGATTTATATTGATGAAATTGAGGTTCAAAAAGACCCAGAGCACTCTACTGATATTAATTTGGGTGATGGATTGGTATTAAGAATGAAGTATCCATCTTTGAATGAATTTATCAAGAATAACTTTGATTTCAGTTCAAATGATGTTTCTTCTATTGAAAAGTCATTTGATATTGTTTCTTCTTGTATTGATATGGTCTTTAATGCCGACGAATCTTGGGCAGCAGCAGATTGTACCAAAAAGGAACTCAATGATTGGATTGAAACTTTGACTTCGCAGCAGTTCCAAGAAGTAGAAAAGTTCTTCAATACGATGCCTAAACTCGCACACACTTTTAAAGTGACTAACCCAAATACAAAAAAAGAAAGTGAAGTTACGTTGGAGGGATTGACAAGTTTTTTCGGTTGATAATGGCTCATATGGATCTTGAGTCATATTTTAAAATCAATTTCTCTTTAATAACGCATTATAAATATTCTTTGACCGAGATAGAGAATCTTATACCTTGGGAGCGGGACATTTACCTAGCATTATTAAATCAGTTTGTAGAAGAAGAAAACTTAAAGGCACAACAAAGTAATGGTTAGTTCTGTTCTTCAACCAGAAAAAATTATAGGAAAGCAAAAACCAACAAAGGAACAAGCACTTAAATTTGTTTCTGGTGGTTCTTCTCTTGGTTCCTCAATTCTTTCTAGTGCGAAGAATAAAATTGTAAATTTTGATAGAGCAAAAGTATCGGCAAAACCAAATAATTTGCAGGCATTAATCAGTAACCTTTCTTCAACTGTCTTTAATACTACAAATACAATTCAAAATATTTTTGGAAATAAAGAAACAAAGGAAAAGAAAAGTTCCAAATTCTTTGGTGGATTCTTTGATAAATTTAAAGAAGCACTTGCTTTTATCACTTTTTTTGGGGCAAAGAAGAATTTAGATAGAGTTAAAGAAAATATAGACAATTTAAAGACTACTTTTACAGAAACTTTTGATGTTGCAAAGGCACTAAGAAAAGCAATACTTAAAATTATAGAGCAAATTTCTGGACTTTCTGGTGGTGGAGGTGGTGGAGGATTAATTGGTGCCATAATGTCCGCACTTGGTGGATTGGCGGGTGGATTGGTTCCTGGAATGGCGGGAAAACGACCACCAAATATTGCTGGTCCTGCGATGAAGCAAGAAGGGAATTTATTATCAAAAATACCAAAAGGACTGAAAGGTGGTGGGGGTGGAATAGGAAAATTACTTTTAGGTGGTACTGCTGCTCTTGGGGCTGGTGCTGCTGTGAGTGGTCTTTCTCAACCCGGAGGTGAAGATGTTCAACCCGGAGATACTGCGCCAGAAGTTCCAGGAAATGTTTTGGATAAATTTAATTCCATTTTAGATAGATTTGATAAAATACTTGATGGTTTGAAAGGAAAACCCGGAAAATCTTCTGGTGGAAGTTCTAGTTCCGGTTCTAGTTCAAAACCTGCTAGTCCTGGTGCCCCTCCTGGCGGTAGTCCTGCTGGTGGAGGTGGGGGACAATTAATCTCTGGTCCAGCACCAAAAGAAATTAATTCTCTAATGTCTGCTATTTCAGGTGCTGAAGGTGGAATTGAATCTGTAAATACAATAGGAGAAATGAAAGGTCTATCTGAAATGACAATAGACCAAGCAATTTCCAAAGTAGAAGCACTCAAAAAAGAAGGAAAGACCTCGGGTGCTATGGGGAGAATGCAACATATGTCTCAATATCTTAGAAAAAGGGCAATTGATGCTGGATTGGATCCATCCACTGCAAAATTCAATCAAGAAAATCAATATAAAATTGATAGGTCATTTCTTGCTGGCCAATTTAAAGGAGGAGAGCAGGAAATAGTAAATTTGATGAAATCCGGAAAAACTGCTGATGTAGTTGCCAAATTAAGAGGTATCTGGCCATCCCTTCCTGGCGGAACTCAAGAAAATATTCACACATCAGCATTTTATAAAAGATTGGAAAATTTCTTATCTAAATCTGGAGTGCAACTACCACAAACACCAACAAAACCAGGACAACAATCTCCACAACCACCGTCAGCATCAAAATCAGGACCACAACCAATACAAGTTATTCCATTCCAACAACCATCGCCAAAAGTTCAACCAGCATCATCTGGAGGTGGTGGTAAAATATCTGCACCACCATCACCACAACAAAATGGACCAACTGCTCCATTTTACCCATCATCAAACTATGATAATTTCTTAACATTATATTCAAGAATGGTTTATAATATTGTGGATGGATAATGAAAACTAAACTTTTTTCTCCCCTACTAACTGCTGCCAATAATATTGTAAAAACTAGACGCCCATTAACAAAAAGGGCGAAAGAATATGATGCCTTTATTAATTGGTTAGATACAAGCAATAAAGATGTCAAAAAAATAAAATTACCAAAAGTCAAAAAAGTAGAAGACCTTGAATTTTCTATTGGGATGGATGGTGGTGGAGGAAATGGCGGATTATTTGGTTCTCTTCTTTCTGCACTTGGAGTTGGTGCCGCCGGAGGATTTGGATTAAGATCTTTAATTAAAAAATTTGGTAAAGGAAAACCAGCAATAACAGCAACAAAAGGAAGTAAAAATATTTTTTCGGGAATATCTAAAATAGGACAAAAAACTAAACCAACAGGAGTTAAGGCAGCAAATAATATTGTCAATTTTAATAGACAACCAAGCAAAATTGAAGATGTTGGTTCCGCAAAAGCACCAAAAGGAAAAATTGGAAAAATAGGAAGAATTGGTGGCGGATTATTGTCCGTTGGATTGACTGCTGCCGACTTTATGGGAAGAAAAGGCGAAGGGCAATCAAACCTTCAAGCAGGAGTTGGGGCGGGCGGTGGTCTTGCTGGTGGTCTTGCTGGTGCTTGGGCTGGTGGGCAAGCGGGGGCAGCAGTAGGTGCAGGTATAGGCGCTTTGTTTGGTGGTGTTGGTGCAGCTCCTGGTGCAGTAATTGGTGGAATTATTGGTTCTCTTGCTGGTGGATTTGGTGGAGGACAACTTGGTGGAAATTTAGCAGATAAACTGACTGGTGCTGATAAGATGGACCAGAGACTGAAAGCACAAGAAAAAATACAAAGAGAAGCAGCATCTGCAAGTAATGTTACGTTTGTAAGTATTACTGATAAGTTTGATAAAGTTGTAAGTAAGTTTGAAAAAATTGCTGGTGGTATGGGTGCTGCGTCTGGAAAACAATCACCAAAACAGCAAGAAATACAACAAGATCAAGGAAAACCAATAGAAAAAAATGAAAAATTAGAACCAGAATCTGGCAGCAAACAAACATTTGATACTGGTGATTTTTCACAATCTTCTGGTGTTGTTAAAGATAGACCTTGGAATAGTGGAATTAAATTAACCACACTAAAAACAAAAAGTGGGGCTAGTTATCAAGTAGCTACGGCATTAGCACCAAGATTTAAAGGTTTTGTAGATGAACTTGAAAATAGTGGTTATAAAATAAATTCAATTGGTGGATGGAGGAAGGCTGGTAGTGGAGGAGGAAGTGGTCCGGCAGATCCAGATTATGATGAAAATAGATATTTCCATCCTTATGGGGCAGCAATTGATATAAATCCATCGGATAATCCGTATAGTCCCAGTGGTAGCACGTTTAAAACAAATCTTCCAAAAAACATAAGTGAGATTGCTCACAAATATGGGCTTGGTTGGGGGGGAGATTGGAGAAGTTCAAAAGATACTATGCATTTTTCCGCAGGAAGTCGTGAGGGTGGATCTGGATTTGACTTAAAGTCATTATTTGGAACAGGAAATCAAAAACCATCAGCAAAAAAAGGAGCAAAAGAAACAGCAGATATAAGAGGAAGTACCCCAGACACAAAGCAACAATCAATTGAAGATTTTGCAAAACAAACTATGGGAAAAGGAGCCGATAGAATACTAAAAGACCCAAAATTAAAATCGCAACTTTCCGGAGGAAAACAAGGAACTGATCCCGAAATTAAACAACTACAAAAAAATTATAATGTTTATGTCAAAGGTATTAGAGAAAGAAGACAAGCACAAATAGCGCCAGGACAAACACCACAAGTTCCAGGAGCAATTACAACTCCATTACAAGAACAAACACCCGGATCGGCAATATTGCTTGGCCAATCTCAACCAGCGGGACAACCTTCTATGGTTCCAGTTCCCATTCCAATGGGAGGGGGTGGAGGAGGTGGCGGCGGAGTTGCTGTTGTATCACTTTCTGAAGGACAGATATTAAATAGTCTATGGAAGACTATGCTTCTTACTAACCTCTCTTCAACATAATGGCAATAGCAGTACAAGGTTTAAGATACCAATCAGTTACCATTGCATCATTAGATGGTAAGATCAAAAAGGACTTAACGAATTCAATTACAGCAATAGATTATTATGAGGACATTTTATCTCCTTGTATAACAATGACAATGAATGTCACCAACATATATTCTATTCTTAATAGACTTCCAATTCGTGGCGGTGAAAGTGTTTCAATGGAAATTGAAACTGTTTCTGGGACATTCGTATTGGATGGAGAAAATGCAATGTATGTTTACAAAGTAAGTAATATTAAGGCAGAACACACAAATGAATCATTTACTTTGCATCTTGTTTCTAGAGAGGGTTTAACTAATGAAACAGTGAGATGTCAAACTGTTTATAGAGGAAATTTAAAAAATACTGTAACCAAAATTCTCAAAGATGATTTAAAAACAAATAAATTCAAAGATGAAAATATAGAACAAACTTCAAATTCTTATTCTTTTATTGGAAATAACAAAAAACCATTTCATACTTTGCAGTGGTTGGGACCAAAATCAGTTTCTACAATTTCTGGTGGTCCAACAGGAACTTCTGGTGGTGATCAAAGTGGAATAGCAAAAGGGACTGCTGGTTTTTTCTTTTATGAAAATAAGGATGGATTTAATTTTAGAAGTATTGATAGTTTAGTATCAAATACAAGAATAGAAGCATCAAGTGCAAATAAAAAAAAGGTTTACAATTATAGTTACGATCAATATGTAATTGAACATAATAATTTAAATAATAACTTTAAACTTATTAATTATAATTTTGAAAAAAATATTGATTTGATGAAATCTTTGAGAGTTGGTATGTATTCAAATAAGACTTATTTTTATGATCTTTATAGCAATTCATTGGATTTATATAAGTATACGTTAAAAGATCAAGTCAAAAATAAACTTGGTGCTGCTGAAAGTATTGTCGTATCTGATGAATTTGGTGATAGTGTAACTCGTATTATGGTAAAGGTGGCAGATCGTGGAATATTAAATCCAGATGGTTCAGTAAGTGATAAATTGAGAAGTGGTGCTGATATGGCTATGTCATATTCAAGATACAACTTATTATTCAGTCAAGCAATAAATATAAATGTTCCGCTGAACATCAATCTTAAATGTGGTGATATAATTTATGTGCAATTTCCAAAAATGGAACCTGCAAATACCGGAGAGGTGGATCCAGAACAAAGCGGATTTTATTTAATTAATAACTTGAGACATCATTTTGATCCTACCAATAAAATGCTTACATCTTTGAGAATAGTTCGTGATAGTTACGGATTATACGGTCCTAAAAATCTTTAAAGAAAATGGAATTACAAGAATTAGTTAATGATATATGCGAAGAATTAGAAAATTCTTCATTAAATAGTCAAAGAAGAAGATATTTGCAAAGTTACTTAAAAGAAATTTTAGAGTATCAAAAAAATAATCCATATCATACTGGAGTTCCAACTTCATTACAACTATTTTGCGATTTAAACCCAGAATCCCAGGAGTGTAGAATTTACGATGATTGAAGAGTCTTTATTAAAATCCAATTATATCGGTAAAGATGGATTTAATTGGTGGATTGGTCAAGTTGCTCATTCAAAGTATTGGAAAAAGGCAGCAGATTATTTTAATGGTGATTGGAATTATCGCTGCAAAGTAAGAATTATTGGATATCATCCCTTTTCTGGATCAGTTTTAAGTGATGAAGATTTGCCTTGGGCACAGGTAATGATAGATCCTGCCTTTGGTAGTGGTCAAGGCGGAACAGGAAAAACATTAGATCTAAAAGGTGGAGAAACTTGTTTTGGGTTTTTTCTGGATGGCGATGACGCACAACAACCAGTAGTTTTTGGTCTACTTCATAGAAGTGATGGAGTTAAGAATTTAATTAGTGAGCAGAATGTAAAAGCAGATATGAGTTCAGGATTTAAACCATTTACTGGTCATCCTGGAAATAAAATCAAAGCAACGCAATTAGAAGCAAGACAAAATAAAACAATAGATCAAACTGCAACTACGGAGCAAAGAAACGAACAATCAGCAGAAACTTCACCAATACCTCTTTCTTTTGCTGAAGGAGCAAAACTTGATTTGGGCGTAGGTGTTGGAATTACAAATGTAGATATTTCTTATAATAATATAACTGGATTTGGATTTACATCAAACTTTAACGCATTTGACCCCAATTTAAATTTATTTGGAGATAGATTAGTTTGCCAAGCACAATCAACTTATGGTATAGAAAAAAAATGTGATAGAACTTATATTATTTCAAATGGTTGCCAAAATAATTTAATCAGTCAAATCACGCAAGGACTTCAAGATTTTATTGCATTTACAAATGGATTGGATAAGTATTTGCATACTTATATTGACCCAGTATTAAATGAAATTGTAGATATTGGGAATTCAATTAAAAACTGTGCAAGACAAATTGGCGGAATTATAAAATTAATTATTAATAATTTGAGAAATACAATTTTTAAATGTATTTCTTGGGCATTCAGGAAACTTGTAGGTTTGTTTAAATCCCCACCAGAAGTAAAATTTATTATGGAGCAATTGAAAAAATATTTGGATATAATTTTTTGTATTCTAGAAAAACTACCTGCTGGAATTATTGATTATATTGAAGGATTGCTTGGCGATTTAGCAGCAAATACTATCAATGCCCCAGTGTGTGCAATAGAGCAATGGACTGCTGGAATTTTAGCAAAAGTAATGGACAGTATTGATAATTCACTTTCCACTATTATGTCTGGAATTGGTTGGCTGACCGGTGGACTTTCAACTGTTTCTGGAATTTTGAATACTGCAAGTTCATTAGCATCCGAAATTTTTAGTTTTCTTGATTGTACTGGCCTTGCTTGTAAAACACCACACGTTTGGGCTTCTAAATTTGGTCCGAGTGAAAAAGAGGCAGATGATTGGGAAAAAATGGTTGGTAGTGTGAATGTATTTAAAGGTATAAGTAAAGACTTGGGTTCAATAGAAGATGCACTTGCAGTAACTCCACTTTATGCTGGAATTAATGGAAGATTTAATGATATTTTTGATAAATGCAACAAAACAGTTCAAAATCCAACAGGTCAAAATGATATTATTCCGTTACCAATAGGATCAAAGTATTCTACTTGCATTCCACCAATTGTTACAATTTTTGGAGATGGTTTGGGCGCAAGTGCCATTCCAATTGTAGATTCCACTGGATCGGTATTTTCGGTAGAAATTATCAATAATGGATTTGGTTATACAAGTCCACCAATAATTACGATTGTTGATAATAGTGGTTGTGGTTCTGGCGCACAAGCAAAAAGCACAATCAATCAGGATACTGGTTCTATTGAAACCATATATGTGACCGATTCTGGTTCTGGTTACGCACAAGGAAATTATACAAATATAGGAACAGGAATTGGCACTACCGGAGGAACTGGAATTGACACTACCAATATTCCAAATACTGGAAAAGTTTCTGGTTGTGTCCAAAATATAATTGTAATTGCTCCTGGATATGGTTATACGACTGGCGACACAATCACTGATGGTAAGAATACTTATACCCCAATAGTTACTCCTGGTTCTGGTGCTATTATTGGTATTCAACCAATAACGAATCCAATTTGTGGATTTGATGCTACACCAACATTAACTATAAATACCAGAACAGGAGTTGCTGCTGATCTTGTACCACTTATGAAATTTACTCCAACATATAGTAAGATTAACCAAACAACATCAGCAATTACTGGAATTGTAACATCAGTGGTGGATTGTATATGAGTAATTGTAACGAAAATCAACAAATAATTCAAAATGATTGGTATAGGTTTGAATGCGGAACAAAAAGTTTTGCAAACGGTGATGTAGAGTTGTGTTTATCAACACCAACTAAACAAGGAATTAATATGTACAAAAATGGCAATTGTGATTTTGCTATTAATGGAACATTAAAGGAAGTATCTGGATTTAATGTTAAGTCGGGTCACGCGAGAATTATTGAGGCAGTAAATGGAGATATTCATATTAAAGCGTCTAATGGAACTATATTTTTAGAAGCAAAAAACATTCGTCTTGTTGGTGTTGATGGTACAGAAGGAGAAATTACATTACAAGCATCAAAAATTTGTAATATTGATGCTCCTACCGCAGGAATACAAGGAACAAATATTACTTTAGCTGCTTCTAGTAAAGTTCAAGTTGCTGGGGCAGCTGCGGCATCTCTTGTAGGAGGAGCGCAGACAACAGTTGATTGCGGCACAGATGCCGATAGTTCTTCTGTGATGGGCAAAATACTAAAAGCACTAGAAGATTTCAAAAAATTCTTTAGCTCTATTTGTGAAGATAAACCAAAAGGATAATAATTATGGCAGATTTAACTATTGCGAATGTTGGTGAAAAACTTGTAGTAGGTCAAATTGATTCATCATTTTTGACTTTAGCTTCAAAATTTGTTCCAGGAACTGCTGTCATAAATGGACCAGTTTATATGGGAGCACTTACTGGATCTATTGGATTGGATAGGGCAACTTGTACGATTGGACCGCCTCTTCCTGGATTAAGTATTCCAGCATCACTTGAAGTTGATGGAATTACAAATATTTTTGGAAATTTAAATGTTTTTGGGATAGATAATATTTTTGCATTTTCAAATGTATTTGGATTTACTAGTAGAGTTGGTGCAAAATTTGCAACCGCATTTAATGCGGATGCTGGAGCAAAAGTACAAGTAGCTACAAATTTAACTTATGGATATAATATAAATCAAGCATTTTTGTCTGCTCCTTTATCCAAAGCTACACAATTTTTTGGTAGTATTGCAGGATGTCCTGGGAAAAAAGACTTTGATATTCCACATCCAACGAAAGATGGATGGAGGCTGAGACACGTTTGTATTGAAGGTCCAACGGCAGACGTATATGTACGAGGAAAATTAAAAGGTTCAAACACAATTGAATTACCAGAATATTGGAGAAAGTTAGTAGACCCAGAAACAATTACGGTTACCTTAACGCCAATTGGATCGCATCAAGAATTGTATGTTGATAAGATTGAATGGGGAACTAAAATAATAATTAAAACGAATTCTGGATCTACTATAAATTGCTATTATACTGTTTATGGAGAAAGGGTAGATACAGATAAAAATATTCCAGAGTATGAAGGAACTTATAATGATTATCCAGGCGATAATAGTCAATACACACAATCGGCCATAGTCCAATAAATAGTTCCAAGACAAAGAATGATTATAAATTAATTAAATTATGATTTCAACTAATTTTATTGCCGAACAACAAGAGGAATTAAATTATAAGATTGCAGAAGTGCAAATGCTTAAAGATCAACTAACATTAATGGACGTTAGAATTGATCGTTATGATGCCATTATTAGTAATATAGATAAACAGATTATTCCACTTGTTGCTGAAATTAATGATGCAATTGCAGGAGTAAAAAGTGCTTATGATGCTAGAATATCTGCTGGTTGTAAAAGTGATTTATATTGGGAATTAACATCGACGAAATCTTATATTGGAAATTTATCAATAGCAGAAACTACTTATACTTGCAAAAAAAATCCAAGTGTAAGAATAGATGAAGGATTTTATGGTGCAAAATATTATAGAAGACCACAGAATCAAGATTATGGATCAAATATTGTTCGGGAGTTTACAGGAACAATAGGTTCTGGTTCTACAACATTAGCAGTTTTTGGAATTATTGGGACACAAAATCTATTAGTTGGTGATAACATTGTAGACAATATTGACAATCCTGTTGTATTTTCTTCTGTCAATCTACCAAAAATTGTTGGATTTGGGACTACGAGTATTGCGGGAGTCACCACTGACTTTGGCGGATATGTCAGTTCGGGTTCTACTATTATTGCAAATGTTGGAGTTGGAACTACAATTGGAATTAATATTGGAGATTCAATCACTTTATCTGGAATTTTAACCACAGGAACAAAAGTAGTTGGATTTGGAACCACTACAATTGTGGTCAATAATGTTTGGAATCCTAGCACTGGGGCATTTATAACTACCAGTGCAACTACAAATAGTTTAATTATAAGTATTTCTGCTGTTGGCACTGGAACTGGCACGTTCAAAGTAGGTCCGTTAGTCACTTATCCAACATTAGTTTTAGATAAATCCGCACAAACTAATGCCACAAATGTTAATTTTACAAATATAAGAACTACACAAACTGATTCCACTACATTTGATTATTCCAATAATCCCATAGACCCAGTAACTGTTGGAATTTTGAATTCTAATGTATTGGGATTGGGACACAAATTAGTGAGAATTAATAACGGAAGTCCAATTGGGCCATTCCAATGGCAAGAAGTTATGACTTCGGAGTTTGCAAGTAAAACTGATGCTCAATTAAATGATACTGAAAGGTATTTGAGAACTACATATCCAGAACCTGCTTGTGGGGCAAGTTATGCTAGATATTATCCAGGAAACAATCTATGGCCTGTTGTATATACTAATTCATATAGTGGTGGTGGTGGTTTTATTAGCTCAACTAGTGCATATGCAAATGAAGGAACTACAATTGTTGTAGGATCAGGCAATACATCTCTTTATACAATAGGATACGCAAGTGTGTCTTCAATAAATCCAAGTGCTGGTGTTTGCAATCCACTTGATGTTGCAATTACTGCTGCAGAAGCAAGTAGAGATACAATCCTTACAAGAAATTTATCAAAGATTGATTATTTAATTAATGCCTCTAATCCTTTAAGGGAAATGAGAAATACAATGGAAACTCGTGCTTTCGCAATGCTACAAGGAAGAGTTTATGCAGATGTTGAAGTAAATAAACTCAAACAAAATATTTCAATATTAAAATCTACAGATTATACTCCATTTGAACCACCAACATATTATTTTGATGAAGCATCCGGAAAATTGGTGTCGTCCAAGGTTGGAGTCGTGACCACTTAAAAAAGCGGCACAAGCGCCTTGACTTTTTAGTGGATTTATGCTAGAATAATGGGGACCTAGGCAACCCGCACTCATATGATTATTGACAGAGATACTCTTACAGACCTTCGTGAGATGCAAGAAGACATGGCATCACATTTTACGGATGAAAATTTTCCAGTTAGTGGAGAAACATATTGGACTTGTGTTCAGTGTCTTGCAGAAGCAAAACTTGCCGAACTTCGTGGCGAACTTTCCTAAACAATTAATTTTTTACTAAGTCGGTTAACTGTCTAAATAAGACAGAAGAAATTATTGTGCGGATAAAATGCCTCTATCTAGGTTAGAAAATTTTCTCGTAAATACTGATGGTAATATCTTATATGTCAACCCATCCGATTTAGATGCTACAGATAGTTTTGATAATAAAGGAAATTCACTTACTCGTCCATTTGTAACCATTCAAAGGGCACTAATAGAGGCTGCTAGATTTTCTTATCAGAGTGGTTCAAATAATGACAGATTTGACAAAACAACCATTCTTTTATATCCAGGAACCCACTATATTGATAATAGACCTGGATACTATGTAAAGTCTAATGTTGGAACTGCACAATACTATGATGTAAATCAAACAGTGGTTTCATCACCAGATATTGAACTAACTAATTCTTCAAATTTTGATATTTTCAATTCAAGTAATATTCTTTATAAATTCAATTCGGTAGAAGGTGGTGTAATAATCCCAAAAGGAACTTCTATTGTTGGTTTAGATTTAAGAAAGACGAAAGTAAAACCATTATATGTTCCCGATCCAGAAAATAATTCAGTAGAAAGATCTGCTATTTTTAGAGTTACTGGTGGTTGTTATTTCTGGCAGTTTAGTGTTTTTGATGCAGATAGAGTAGTATATTATAATTACAATTATGCAGAGCAGGCATCACCAACTTATTCGCACAACAAACTGACAGTATTTGAGTATGCAGATGGTGTAAATTTAAAAACTTTAACTGGAACATCTGACCTTCAGATGTATTACTATAAGTTAATGAATGCTTATGGTGATGACACTGGAAATAGAGAAATTATTGATTACCCAACATCTAATGATTTTGAGCCAAATAGTCCAGAATTTAAAATTGTTGGAGATCTAACTTCTGGCGATATAAGAATTTCAAGTTTAACTTCAAGTTCAACAGTCGCATCCGTAACAACCGAATTATCTCACGGATTGAGTGTTGATGATTCTATTCGTATTGCTGGTGTTGGTTCAGCACTTTATAATGGTAGTTTCAAAGTAGTTGGTGTTACTAGTGAAAGAAACTTCACATATCAACTACCATCTGCAGCAATTGACACTGTAATTACAATTTCAAGTAATGAAAAAGTCATTATCGAACCAGATAATGTGGATGGAGCATCTCCATATATCTTCAACTGTTCATTGAGATCCTCTTTTGGAATGTGTGGTCTTCACGCAGATGGATCAAAGGCAACTGGTTTTAAGTCTATGGTTGTCGCGCAATTTACTGGAATTGGATTACAAAAAGACGCCAATGCTTTTGTAATTTATAATGAATCCACAGGTCTTTATGATACAAACTCAACCACTTCTTTGGATAAAAGACCTTTATATATTAACCAGGAAGCAATCTATAAACCAGCATACGAAAATTATCACATCAAGGCATCAAATGATGCATTTATTCAAGATGTCTCTGTTTTTGCAATTGGATTTGCTCAGCACTTTTTGGCAGAGGATGGCGCTGACCAATCAATCACCAACTCGAACTCTAACTTTGGATCCAAGTCATTAATTTCAAAAGGATTCAGAAAAGAATCTTTTGATCGTGATGATACTGGTTATGTGACTCATATTGTTCCACCAAAAGATCTCCAAGAAGATTCTTTTAATGCTCTTTGGAAATTACTTGATGTTGGGCTTACTACATCGTATACTGGTGTTGGTCAAACATCTAGACTTTATCTTTTGGGTGAAACCGATATTAATAATCCACCATCAAATATCACGAATGGATATAGAGTTGGTTCTAATATTGATGAAAAACTTTATATTACTGTAAATGTCAATGGAGTAGATTCCACATATTCTTCTCCAATTTTGATGCAAGTTCCAACTGGACAAGGACCAGTAGCACAAAAAACATTTACTGTAACTCAAACATTAGGTGTTAATAACATTAGTAGTAATATATTAACTTTAAATGCAAGTCATAATTTTTATAATGGTGAATCAGTAAGAGTATTCAGTGATAATGCGATTGTTCCTGATGGATTAGAAAATGGAGCATTGTATTATGTTGTTACAAATACTCCAAATACCATCAAACTTGCAAAAACTATTAATAATGCAAATGACAATATTCCTGTAAATATTAAAAATACAAATGGGGGAATTTTAAGTATTGTAAGTAGAGTTTCTGATAAACTTTCTGGAGATCCAGGGCACCCAATTCAATTTGATTCTACTAATAAAAATTGGTATATCATTGGTAGTGGAACTACAACAACAAATCAAATATATCAAGGATTTAAGAATAATCCAACTACAATTGCAGCAAATAATTCTTCCACTTTTATTCAAAGAAAATCTGAAAATCGTGATCTAACGGATAGAATTTATAAGTTGAGATATGTTATTCCCAAAGAATACACAGATGCAAAAATTCCTACACAAAATTATGTTCTTCAAGAATCAAAGACAGTAAAAGAAGATTCTACAATTGCAACTATAAATTCCAACCGCAACTCTCACGTAATTGCCGGAATTTCAACTGTTGGTTCAACTGTTACCGTTACATCAGAAAGACCACATAGATTGAGCGTCAGCGATAGAGTAAGAATTAGAAAAGTCGTAAGTAGCACAAATTCAACTGCAACAGATAATGCTGGATTTAATGGTTATTTTGTTGTAACTTCTGTTCCATCACCAAAAACATTTACATTTACTAACACATATAATGGTGGAACATTTGTAAACAATGTTTCAACTAGAGGAGACAATCTTCCAGTATTCTCTAGAAATGAATATGATACTACATATACAATTGAAAACGTAGAAACAGTTCAAGAATATTCTTCTGGATTGCAAGATGGTATTTATTATTTGACTTGTTTGATTGGAAATATTTCTCCTACTGCTCCAGAATTTTCATCTCAAAAATTTAAACAAAATATAACTGATTTGTATCCAGTTGTAGATAAAGATAATTTAGTTACTGATCCATTACAAAGTTTGACTGGGGCATCAAATAAATTAATTGGTAAAGTTATTGTAAATAATCCACAGAATAGCATCACAAAAGAAAGTATTATCAATTATTTGAAAGATAATAGAGTTGGATTAGCAGTAACTAATGCAATATCAATATCTTCTGGACTTTCTACTGTATTCACTTCAACAGATCACAATTTAAATACCATTACTGGTTTAAGTATCTTATTACCTGGATCTGGATATGGTGCTGGTATTTCTAGTACATTGTATAATGTTCCTCTTGTTGGTGTAGGAATTACTGGTAATGGTGCTACTGCAAATGTGACTGTAAGTGCTGCAGGAACAATTACTGCTGTGTCTATTGTAGATGGTGGATCTGCATATGGTGTTGGAAATACAATGAGTATTGGTTCTGGTGGAGGTTCTGTAACTGTTTCATCAATAAACAATAATATTGGAGATGTAATCCAAATCATTGGTGTTGGAACTACTGAAAATCGTAACAATGGAGGATATAATGGTCTTTATAAAATTTCTGCAATCAATAGTTCAAAATCAATTACTTATAACGTAGGTACTAATCCTGGAATTTATACAACATCAAATGGTATTCTCTATGTTGTAGATAAATCTCTTCCAATTTCAACCATTGCTGGTGTTTCAAATGCAACTACAGCAGGAATAGTAACAATAACAACATCTCGTGCTCATGGTTTGTCTGTTGGTAATAAAATTAAAGTTACGGGAGTTACTGGAACTGCTTCAACTATTTTTAATTCAGACTTTTTTGTTAAAGAGAAAGTTAGTTTAACTGAATTTACAATATTAGCACCAGTTGGAGTTGGAACTGCTGCTGGATCTGCAGAAGTTTATAAGTATGGTATTACTTCATATGGAGAAGACACCTCACTTCAGAGTGAAAAAATTTCTGGAAGTTTGATAAGTATGAATCTTGGTTATACAACTACAACATCTGCAAGCATCACAATTACATCAACAACATTAGATTTCGCACTTACAACTGGATTGGAAAAAGGAAACTTTATTCAAATAGATAATGAAATTTTAAGAATTACTTCAGTAAATAACTCCACTCAAGTTTCTGTGTTTAGAGGTGTTCTTGGAACTAAATCTGCTCCACACGATTCCGGATCTGTTGTTAGAAAAATTTCTGTAATCCCATCAGAAACTCGTAGATTTACAAGTATTCGTGCTTCTGGTCATACTTTTGAATATCTTGGTTATGGTCCAGGAAACTATTCAACTGCTTTTCCACAAAGGCAGAAGAGATCAATTACAGACGAAGAAGAACGTTTGGCAATTTCAAAAGAAGAAAAGGGAGGAGTTGTATTCTTCTCTGGTATGAATGATCGTGGTGATTTCTTTACTGGGGATAGATTAACTGCAAAAGAAACATTTATTGGCGAAACACCATCCGATTCAACTGCAACTTATGATGATGTTTATATTCGTAACACTCTTCGTGTTGGTGGTGGATCAAATCGTTTACTTCCTAGTGAATTTAGAGGTCCAGTAAACTTTACTAATAAGATTACTTCAACTGCATCACAAGGTATTGAGGCACTCAAGATTCAACTCAAAGGAAATAGTATTCAAGATCCATCATTCCAGATTGGACCAGATTCAAATCCATCATTAATTGTAAACGAATTGAGTCAATATGTTGGTATTAAGACTGCAATTCCCAATTTTGAACTTGATGTAAATGGTAAAATTAGAGCAAATGGATTTGAAAATTTCCAATTATCAGATTTACCAACAACTGGCGAAGGGACTTTTGCAGCAAATAGAGTTCTTAAAGTTAAGGATGATGCATCTGGATATGAACTTATTGATTATGACGATTTATTGAAATATAAACTCCGTAATTTTAAAATTAGCAATGATGGAACAGTTTATGCTGGTGTTGGATCAACTGTAAGCAATACTATACAGATTAGTGGAATTTCTACTTCAAAATTTTATGTTGGAGAAAAAGTAAAAGTATTTGGCGTAAATGCGTTTAGTGATTCTACAACTGTTGCTGCTCCTGTTGTTGGATCAATCAGTGCAGTTAAAGTTGGAATATCTACAATAATTAGCACATATCGTTATTGGGTGGCACAATATCATTTAAGAAATGGAAAAGTTGGCGTTTCTTCTCAAATTTCACCATTTGCTGGAATTGGAATGACAGCGATTGCCAATTTCAATGATACTGATAACATTTCTCTAACTCTTGCTAGATCTGATACAAATCACGGTCTTCTTGTTTATCGCCAAATTGGAGTTTCAACTAATATCAATGATGCTAAACTTATTGGTATTCTTGGACCAAAAGAACTTGGATCCAATACATCCGGAATTACTTGGATTGATTATGGAACATTTGATCAAACTGAATGGTCCACAAAAGGAACAGTAAATGAATATGATTCCGATCAAATTCACTTCCCAAATATTGCTACAACTGGTCAAAGAAGAGGATGGGCACTCGATACAATTGTTTCAATAGGAACAAGTTCTATTAGGTTGTCTGGACAATATACTAGAAATTATGACAATCAGGTTAAAGTTGTTCACGATAATACTGCCGGATTATCTTCAGCAATTGATCAAGCAGTTGCGGATAAACAATATTCTTTAGAATTACCAAGTGGAACATATTTAACAAATAAACTCATCATTCCATCAGGATTTACACTAAAAGGTAACGGCAAAAATACTGTAATTAAAACACAATATTTTGCGACTGATGAAACTGATGGTGCGGGAAATTCATTATCTCTTGATGGCAATGTCCTTGGCATTGGAACAAATGTAACTTCTTCTGATATTTCAATCTACGATTTAACAATTGATGGAAATAGTGGAAATAATATTCTATTTGATGGTGAATTGGACAATTACATTATGTATTTTGATAATATAACATCGTCTGTGTTCAAAGATATTGAAATTCGTAATTCTCCAGGACATGGATTGTATCTTTATAATTCATCAAGAGTTTCTGTAGATAATTGTTCATTTGTTGATGGATCAATCAGTGATAGATATTCATTTACTCCATTACACACTCAAGAATCCGATACATTGAGAGTTAATGATTGCCTCTTTGAAAATTATCCTGGACCTGTTGATCTATCAGTAAGTTCTGTTGTCGCTACTGGTGGAAACATTATTCGTAATTGTGGAACAGGTTTGAGAACTTATGCTTCAAGTAAGATCACAACAACAAACAATCTTATTCTTGGACCTGCAGATGAGTATATTTCATCTCCAGACATTTATGATAGCGATTTCAATTCAATCAATCTTACGATTGATAGAGGCGTCACTTTCAATAGTCCAGTTCTTCAATATCTAGAAAATGGATCACCAAAAGACCTCAGCAGTGCTAAAGTTACTATTGTTTCTGCTGGTGTCGGAACAGTTGTTGGACAAGGAACAACAAATGAAACTCTTGGCACTAGATTCTTGAATTTTAATATTACTACGCCAAATAGTGGTGAGTATGGTAGAGCAAATGGATATATCCAATTGAGTCTAACATCAACACAAACTGCTACATTGGGTCTTTCATCTGCTCTTGGATATAATATTATCGCACAAGAATACATTACAGTTCCAACAGGATTTACAACTTATATTGGAATTGGAACTGGAACATTCAATACTATTGGTGCTGGTTCAACACAATATACAATCACATTATCAGATCCAAATCAATTCTCTGGCATTTCTACTGGTGATGTCATTAAACTTGTAAATCACTCTGTATCTCCAGATTTATCATCCTACGAATTGACGATTGCGGAGAAGATTAATGCTGGTGCGTCAACCAAACGTTTGAGATTGACTGGATTCACAACAACTTCAGTAAGTAATGGATCGCAGACTGGATATATAACTATAAGGAATACATTTACTATCGCAAAAGGAAGAGTCGGAGTTATTTAAAAATGCCAGATAATACAAACGTTAATAATAATGCAGCAGTTGTTGTTGTAGGTAGAACTGCTCCTGTTCCTCCTGGTCAACAGAAATCAGAAAAATCTATTCCTGTTGTTATTGCAAGTGATCAGACAACAATTCCTGTTGCAGAACAAAATAAAGTTCAATCGGAAGTTGCTCTTTCTCTTCTTGGAATTCCTAGATCAGAAGTTGCTCTTGGTATTTTTGCTGACGTTAATACATATGATGTAAACCCATCAGAATGGTCTGCTTCGCCAGAACAGTTCAGTTTAGTCGCTGCTGGTGCTGGTGTTTATACTGGTATTGCTCAAACTATGGGTTGGGGTCTTACACACGTTCCAGAAGAATCTGGAGCACTCGTAGAGGGTCCTGCGGATAGAACTGCAATCCTTACATCAAAAAGATTTTTTAGATATCAACCTGGTCGTGTTTCCGCTGCAACTTTTGGTGTAAAAACTACTCTAATCGGTGATAATGGAGTTGATGTTCACAATCCAGCAATTAGAAAATATGGAATTTTTGATAATTATGATGGATACTATTGGGAATCCAGAAACGATGGAACCGGAGACAACTTCTCTGTAGTAAGAAGATCGCAAGCAGTAATTTATAGCAATCCATTAACTTTTCCCAGTCAACAAACAGAAGATTATGGCAACACAAATCCACTAGATCCTTTTGGCCCAAGAGTATCAGAAAGTGCTGGAATTGCAACAGTGCCATCCAAAAAATTCGGTGATTTAGTTATCTTGAGAGATAATTTAGTAATGACACACGCAGGAGTTTATGATCCTTCGTTACTTCAAAATGAATCACAAGTTGCCATTACTTCTATTACATCTGGAAATATAGTTTCACTTGCGGGATTAGGCAAAAGTGTAAGTAATGCTGTTTATGATAACACTACTGGCATAATGTCAGTGTCAACTTACCAAGCACACGGATTTGAAGAAGGTAAGTATATTAAGATCATTGGTATTGGTATGACCTGTCAATTTGGATTTAATAGTTATCCAGATCCAGGAAGAAATTCTGGTTATAATGTCCTTTCTGTTGGAGGCACAAATACATTCACTTTGAATGTTGGTATTGCGACAGTTCCAACATTTTATAAATCTGGTGGATATATTCTTGGATTGTCTGAAGGACAATATGTTTCTTACTCAAAAGGAACAAATGCAAGTGCTCTTACTGGATTTACTGACACAAAGGTTTATAAAGTAGCAACAGTTGGTGTTAATACTTTAACTGGAATTAGCACAGTAACATTAATTAATTTAGATGGAAGTTTACCTACATTTACTGCAGCAACAGGAATTTCTTCTCACGTATTAATTACTCCAGTTCCCTTCATTCAACCCACCAATGGATCATTGATTGGTTCGTATACCAAATATAATACAGTAAAACCAACGGGAATGTTCCCGTATATGTATGAAGATGGAGATGGTAATGTAGAAGGATATATCGATAGTTCTCTTTCAAGTGCATCTGCAAGTACATTAAAAACTCAAATTGATGCAGTTAATACTTATTATAATAAATGGGTCAACCAAAATGTTAAGAAAGATTATTGGAATGTTTATGAATATAGAGTTCCAAGATCTAGATTTAGTGGAGATAATTTAAATGAAGAATTGGGAAATCCACTTCTTTATAGTGATGCAGTAGGAGATAAGAGAGCAGGACAACCAGTCGTTGATCCCGACACAAACGAAGAACTTACGGATGATAGTATTTGGGATCTTGACCTCACAAAGGTCACAATGTATAAAATTGAATTCTCTTGGTATGGTGCTGTTGGTGCTTTATTCCTTGCATATGTTCCCGTAAGCAACGGTGAAGCACGTTGGGTACGTGTTCACCACTTAAGAGCATCAAACCAACTGAAAGTTTCTTCTTTGGGTAATGCAACTCTTCCAATTACATATCTTGTATATGGTGGAGGCAATCCAGATCGTTTTGGATATGCAAATAATTTAAGAAAAGAATCATCTTTCTCTTACGGAAGTTCATCTGAACATATCATCAAATATGGTGCATCTTATTATATTGATGGTGGAGATAGAGGAACTGTAAAACTGTATAGTTACTCCACTCCAGTCTCACAAGAAGTTTATGGTTCAAAGAGATCTTTTACGGTAGTCAATGGTGGTGGAGTTGGAGTTTCATCAACTCAAGTGGATTTAACGAATGCCACATCAACAACTGATCCTTATATTATTGGATCAGTTGGAATGTCTACTTCTTACTATGTCGGCGCAAAAGTTGTAACGTCAAGTCCATTGGATCAAAATATTGAAATCACTTTTGTTAATGTGGGAAGTCAAAGACTTTATTTGAATGCTCCATTGAATTCTACAAGTTTAGGAACAATCACAGTGATTCCAAATCGTCCAACACCATTAATTGGTCTTAAGTGTAGAGAAACAATTCAAAGTAGCACTGGTAAGTTGGTAAGAAATAGAACTCAAGTATATCCAACTCGTTTGTCTAGTGGATCAACTGGTGTGTTGAAACTAGATTTAATCAAGTCACCTATATTCCAGACTACTTATTCTACCACTGGCGTATTGGCACTTCTTTCTCCAGTAAATATAGGAAAAAGAGGAAAACCAACACCAATTTCTGTCACATATACAAGTTATCTTTCTGCAAGTACTGGAGTTTATGGATATATGAGAGGATATTTTGAGAATGATGCCTCACAAAAACCAGTATCAGTTTTAGGATATTTGGAAAATAGAGGAACAACAGATGGATATTATTTTTATGCTCTCAAATCTACTTCTGATAATGTAGTTCTCACAACTGCAAATAATTTCTTGAAGGAAGAAAATCACAATCCCGTTGGAACTATTATTTCTGGAGCAAATACAGAGTTTACTCTTGCCGCACTTTCTTCAGTTAAAATTAACCCACAATCAAGAAGTCCTATTCCAAATACTGGAACAGTAATTACAAGTATTTTTATTCCTGCATCTGGACAAGAATATGATTTATCATCATATTTTGATTACAATAAAGAATATCTGTCATATCCATTAACAAATAAAGTGGAAAGTTTATATCTTTGTGCTTCTTCACAAACTACTTACAATAGTGGAACTCCTGCTGCTGATGTGTCTACAAGTCTTACTTGGGAGGAACAGTGATTTATGAATGGAGGAAAGGATGTAAGGTTTGGACACGATAAACGTCAAGTTTCCATTGTTCCAAATTCAGAACAAAATCTTTATAATATTGCAAATGGTGAAATATTAACAGATGAGTTTGGAACTCCTCTAATTGCAGAAGTTGATACATATTATCTTCCCGATGCAACAGCAAAAAGATCTTCTTCTATTGTATTTGATGGAACAAAGAGTCCATACCAAAAACAAAGTTATCAAACAATTGGTATATGTTCTGCTACTTATGGGGATTATGATGTATATCTAACTCAACCATTTACAGTATTACAATCTGGTGGTGGAACTGTTAGTATTGCTAGTACAGTATTGACAGAATCTGGTTATGTGGTATTGGGAAATTATCCATATCAAGAAGTTGGTACAGTAGTGGATCAAGGATCGGAAAAAAATAAATTATATTTTGACACTTCAATTGGTATTTCAACAATACTTGGTGTTTCTGTTGGGGATTTTGTGTCTGGTCCAGACATTCCAGAGGGAACTTATGTTGCACAAGTTTCATATAATAATAGATTAACATTATCCAATAATACAACAAATACTTTATCTCAAATTAAAGATATTTTAATTCAAAGAAAAAATATTACTAAAGCAAAATCGGATCCAGTTTGGAAAATTGAAGAACAATTTAAAGAAACAAGTGAAGTTAGTACAACATTACTTGGTGTTAGCAGAGCAGAAACTCAACTTGCATTATTTGCAAACGTATCTAGTTATGGTTTAGATCCAGATGATTTTGAAACATATTCATACAATGACGGAACAAGTTTTGGAAGTTGGGACACAAGAAAAAATGCATTGTTTGGAAATAGATATTCAGCAACAACTACGGAAGAAACTCAAGAATCAGCAATTAAATTAACTGCATTCCCTACACCATATTCATATCCATTTGGGCCAAAATTTGAAAAATTGGGTCTTTACAACGAAGATCTTTTCAATCGTTATCTTTTATTCATACAACTTGGAAATGATTTATATGAGTATTTTGATACTGGTGCTGGATCATCTTATCCAAGTGGTTGGAAAGAAAAGTTTTTATCTGCCGGATTTTCTTATGTGGATGGTGGTGATGTTGTTTATTCTGCTGGAATTACCGAATCTTTTGCTCAAATTGATACTTGGACTGATACTTGGAGAGATATTAAAGATGGGATTCTGATAGATCCAACCAATGGATCTGCCTTTAATTTTGCCACAGTTAGCACTATTTTAGGTGGTTCTTATGATTCAACATCAACTCGTCCTGGATATGCTGATAATTTCAGAAGATATTCATATCTTCAATCAAGAAGGGTATTTAGATATCAACCTGGTAGAATCAGTGGATTTACTTTTGGATTAAGATCTTCTGTAGAACCAGTAACTGGAATTACTTTAGAATGGGGAATTGCAAATAATAGTGATCAATATATTTTTCAAGTTGATGCAGGACAATTTTCTATTATTCGTAGAAGTACAATTCCATTAGAATCTAGTGTATTGATAAGAAATGGATTGACACTTTCTGACCAAACAAGAATTGCAAGTGGAGATCCATTTGATAGTGAAACATATTGGACAATTAAAATTCCAAAAGATAAATTCAATGGCGACCCATTAAATTCTAATGGACCTTCTGGATATCTGCTCCAACCACAAAATGTTACAATGTATAAAATTGAATTTGGTTGGTATGGTGCAATTGGTGCAAGATTCTATGCCTACATTCCAACAGATAATGGTGATGCACGATGGGTAGTCATTCACACACTTGTAATTGAAAACTCCTTGGAGGCTCCTTGCTTAAGAGATTCTTATTTTAGATTCAAATACTCGTTGAATGTTGCCAACACTGGAGATGTTAGAACTCCACAATATATTTATAAGTATGGTGCTTCTTATTATATTGATGGTGGAGACGAAGGAACATCTCAAATATATTCTACATCATCCAAACAAGTAGGAATTAGAACAACTAGTAGCAAATCTTTGATTGGAATTCGCCCAAAGGAATATCTATTAAATCGTGAAGGAGTTCAAATTCAAAATAAAAAAATTATTATTCCAGAAACATTAAATGTTTCCACTGACTCATTAACAGAAGTGAAAGTTGTATCTTGCAAGGCTTGTCCTGGATTTGGTCACGTTTATACTCCTGGAGTAGCAACAACAGAAAATGGTAGATATATTGATGCAGTGTTTGATACAGCAAGTAGTATTGTCTCGCTAAATGATAGTTATTTTACTGAAAATGATATTGGAGCAAAGATAATTGCGCCTTCAATTTACAATGCATATATTACAAATGTAACAAATCCAATTGGTATTGGAAATTCTTATGAAAAAGCAGTAATAAAAAGATTTGCTGGTACATCTGGTTTTTCATTAGAAACAAAACCAATAGCAGGGGAATTAGTTTTGGATAGAGTTTTGGGAATCACAACTACAATTGGTATTGGAACTACGTACCCACATCAAATTCGTTTAAGCAATTACAATGCCACTGCCGCTTCTGAATTTGCATTTAGTGGGTCTAAAATTGAAATTCAATTTGTAAATCCAAATAATCAAGACGATTACGCGCATTGGGCAGATTTTTTGATTGGTGTTACTGACAAAAAACCAAATGTATCTCTTCCTAATACTTTGAATGGATTCTTTATTGCTGGCATATCAACAACTGTCTTTCCAAATTCTGAAATTTTATATGGAGAGCACACACATTCTTATGCTGCTTCTGATGAAAATGGAGTTGAAACTGCAGAATCTTGGGCATCTGTGCAACCACCACTGAGAATGGGAATTGATTATAGAATTCCAAATCTATCTGCACCAGCAGGTGGAGTATGTTCCAAAGTTACTGTAGATGTTTTGAATCCATTAGAAATAAAAAATGTCAATGAAAGAAATTATCTTCCAAGTCTTCCAGGAACACCATCGGTAGATGCACAAGGAAGAATCTGGATTGAAATTGCCGGAACATTTCCAGCAATTGATTTTAATGGAGGACAAATTGCAATTAGAAATACCACAAATGTTAATGTGGGTATTGTTGGAAATGGATTAGTACTAAATCTTGATGCTGGAAATTATGAAAACTCAAGGTCAAGTGTTTCTACTAATTTAGTTAATAATGGAAGTTTTGTGAATGGTGCTGGTTCTTCTAATGAGGGTGATAGCAACCCAACCAACACAATTGTTCAACTTGAGAATCCTGGCGAAAGTCCTTTTGTATTAAGACAAAATGGAAACAATACGGAATATCAGTTAAATATTGATAGTGGGATGATTGCAAATACTACCTATGTGATGAGTGGTTGGTATGCGAAATCATCAGATTATAATGGTGGTGATACAATGTTTCATGCAAGAGCATTTTCCTCAAGTGGTGCTAATACCGCAACAGGAACTGATACAGGAACTTTAATTCGTTCAATCACCATCGGAAGCACAACTTGGGAATATCGTTACCAGACAATTACTACACCATCAGATTTCAATGGTGCTTTTGATTGGTATCTTGGGTATGGAACCAATAATACCACTGGTTACAGATATTATACTAATTTGAAAGTTGAAACTGGAACTTTTCCAAGTCTTTTGAATATGGTTGGAGATTACAATCACGGAACACTATTAAATGGACCGACTTATAGTAGTGCGAATGATGGGTCTATTGTTTTTGATGGTACTAATGATTATTTAACTTCTGGCGCACTGCCGGGTTCTTTTGTTTCTTTCACAGTGATTACTTGGTTTTATCCAACATCAGTAAGTGACTATCAAAATCCAATTGATTGTAATTACGCATATAATGGAACTACCGGCAATATTGGCCCAAGATTAGAAATGAATAGTTCTGGAACTTTGGGGTGGGTATATTCAAATATAACTGGAGATAATAATCAATTTTATGCTCATAACGTTGTAAGTAATGGTTTAGCAGCAAATACTTGGCATTATACTGCAATTACATATAATGGCGGAACAAATACTTCAACTACTTATTATAATGGAAATCCAACTGGAATAAGTAGGATTATTAATGGAACTCCCACTGGATTTATTGGGGGTATGAATAATGTTACAATTGGAAAGGGTTTTAGTTTAGGTGGAGCAGAAAGAAATTTTGCCGGAAGAGTTTCAAATGTTCAAATATATAACAGAGCACTATCAGCGACAGAAGTCGCACAAAACTATAATGCTGTTGCTGGAAGATATGGTTTACCACTAGTAGCAACTAACGTATCAATTCCCACTACGGAAACTATAACTATTACAAATTCTAAATTTGTTGGAGTTACAAGTAGTTACACCAATAATCAAGGAAACGTATTCTCTTATATTCAAATTTCACAATCTTTAGGATCTGTTGGATCTAATTTTACTGTTCTTATTCGTCCAGTATCTGTTACTGGAACTACAATCAACAAACAAAAACTTTATAATTATAATCCTTGGCCTTTATATGTGGTTGCAAAATTAAAAGATAATGCAGCAATCAATAATATTAGTGTCAAAGAAACTATTGGCGATTTTCAAAGAACTATTAGCCCAAAATGGTATGTTTCTGATAATTGTACAGTTACTACTGCTGATAGGAAGGCAGATCCAACTGGTGCGGCACCAACCAACTTCCAAGAAATTAATAGATCTTCTTCTGCATTGATTGATATTCAAAATCAGCAAGAATTAAGACCATATATAGAAAGAGATACATTATATGTTGGAGCAAATTCAACAGAATCTATCAATATGAGAAAAATATTTGGTCCTGATAGATCTATCATAACACCTGACAACAATAATGTTGAGTCAACTTTTATTCTCGCCAAAAAGATTGATTCTGGTTCCACTGGAACTGTTGAAGCAAGTATAAACTTCAAAGAACAATAATAAATAAAGAAAAGGAAAATTATAATGGCAACATATAGACCTCTAATTGTAAATCCAAGTGCCAATCAAATACAAGAGATTGGCACTTCTGATAGTTTAACTGGAAATGGAATCATTCCAGTTGGTGGAATAATTATGTGGTCTGGGACCATTGCATCTATTCCAACAGGATGGGCATTGTGTGATGGTTCCAGTAGCACTCCAGATTTAAGAAATAGATTTATTGTTGGTGCTCATAGTGGTGCTGGAACTGGTATTACCTCTACTGCTGGACCAGGATTCAGCACAACAACTGGAGCATTAAGTTCTAATTATACTCCAGGAAATACTGGTGGAGAGACTGCCCACCAACTTACTATTGCAGAACTTGCTTCCCACAACCACAACATTACTTTACCTTTAGCAAGTAAGTATGATGTGCAGGGAAATGATCTAGATGTCCCAAATTTGACTGCTACTTCATATACATCGGATTCAACAGGTGGAGATAAATACCACGAAAACAGACCTCCATATTATGCACTTGCCTTTATTATGAGAACTCTTTGATATGGCATTAAGAAATCCTAAACTATTTGGTCTTAATGTAGAAAGTTTTTTTTCTGACGTAGAAAATAAAAATCAAGCACTTATTGCTTTGAATTTGCCTCCGTTGGATTTGAATGTTATTCGTGGATCTTCAAATGCAGGTGCAACAAGAAATGATTTTGTAAGTTTTTCAAGATTATCTCAACCAATATATAAAATTCTTGATCGTTATCAATCCGATTCTGCAACTTATCTTGATATTCTTTCTGGCAAAGCAGGAACAGATTCAACTCTTTTTGGTAATTTAAATATTAATGGTGGTTTGAGTGGTAATGCAATTCGCTATCGTTATGTGGATGGAACAGGTCCTTCTGCGGCAGTTAAAATCGCAGATATTTCAACTTCAAGAGTAAGTGCTTGGAGTTCAAGTGCCAATCCACCAGAGACTACATCACCAATTTCTTATGGAGCAAGAGTTGGTATCATTACTGGAGGTTCTTTACAATTTGGAACTCCGGCAACTTCTGGCCAAGTTCGTTTGCAGACTACTATTACCCCACAAGCAAAAGAGTTTGCTTCAGAATTTCCAACTCATAAAATTAATTGCACAATAGGCGGACAGACAGTAAGTCTTTATGCGATGAAAGGAATTCCTCTTGTATTTACTGGATTCTTCAGAAATTTAGATGCAACTATAACTCTAACAAATTTAATTAGTGGAACTCCTGCAAGTTGGAAAATTATTAATACAGCAAACGCAAACGATTTTGTAAGATATAGAAATCAGGGAGGAACTAGTTCTACAATTAATTATAGATCTTCCATATCAAGAGAAAGATATATTCAATTTTATTACAATCCAGATAATATTTCTTCTATTACTATCAATTCTGCAAATATTTCTGATCTTCCAGTTACAAAATTAGCAAATGCTACAAAATTAAATTTTTCATACAATACCTTAAGAAATTTTCCAAATCTAACATTCTTCTCGCCAAGTGTTCAATCCATATATTTTGTTCAAAATCCATTTTACTTAAGCGATACTGTAACAGAAAGAAATTTAAATTCAAATATTATCAACAAAATTCCTACAACTGTTAAGAACTTTGTTATGGGCGGAACATTCTATGGTTCCATTACGCAAAATATTATTGCAACTCGTTTTCCAAATTTAACAGAATTAAATTTAAGTAGAGGTGGTGGAGCATATTTTCACCCAGATGATAGTGATAATACTTGTGCTTTACCTAATGTTCCAAATAGTTGTGAAACTTATTTAGTAGACAATAATGACTTTCGTGCTTTTGGAACAACAAATACTGGTGCTGGTCAGCGTAATGTAAGGGATTTGGAAAATTTAATTACATTAAGTTTAAACGGTAATTATTATTTTGAGTATAATGGGGAGGATTTAATATCATCCAGTAATAATAAAATACAATCGGTAAATATATACTACACCGCAGTAAGATGTCCAAATTTAAGCGGAAAGCAATCACTTACTACATTTTACGGTCATTATAATCGCAATATTGGAAGTATTTTTACTTCTGGTGGAACTTATAAATTTGATGGTTGTGGATCATTAAGCACTTTATATTTTTATGCATCACCATTGACTGGTGCAATGCCAAAATTTACAAATGCAAGTTTGAGTTATTTGGAACTTCGTGCTACTAATTTGACTGGCGGAAATCCAAATGGTGATAATACTTATGTAATTCCAGAAAGAACATTTGAACAGTCTCCAAATCTTCAGTATATGTTATTGCAGTCTGGAAATCTTCTTACCAGTCCAATACATCCAAATGCATTTACATATACTCCAAATCTTTATTATCTTTGGTATATTTCATATGGAAGAACCACAGGAGCACTTCCTAGTTTGGCTTCTTGTTCTAACTTAACGTGGATTGTTCTTCATTATAATAATTTTAGTGGAAGTTTTCCAAATCTTGCAGCAAATAGAAATATCTATTATGTGGATTGTAGTTATAATGCATTTTCTGGAAATATACCTGGATTTAAAAATCTTTCTTCTTTGAGTTATTTGTTTTTATACAATAATCAATTTACTGGAATAACTAAATTTACAAATTTACCAAATTTGGCATATTTTTATGCCCACAATAATCAGTTATCTGGAGAAATTCCAGATTTTACTGATTGTCCTAATATGTATTATTTGATTTTATTTAATAATCAATTGACAAGTTATAAATCTGGTTCATTCTCTTCTTTATATCGTTTGGCATATTTGGATTTGGCAAATAATTTGTTAAGTCAACAGGCAATTAATTCTATAATTTCCGATTTATATACAAATTATAATTCAATTAATCGTAGTGGAGTTACAATTAATCTTCGCGGAAATGCAGCTCCAAGTGGAACATCACTCAATTACATAGATATTTTAAGATCCAAAGGTTGGTCAATAGCACTAGACTAAAATGACAAAAAAAAATCAAGGTTTTAGACAGGATTTAAATTTACAAGAAACTAGTAATGAAACAACAGCTTTAAATAATCTTGGTGGTGCTGGAATTGCAAACGATTTACGTATTTTGCAAAATAATTTAAGAAATACTTCAACATTATCATTCAATACTGCTGTTGGTGCAGCAATATCAAGTGGATATTTTTATTTCGGTTCAATTAGTGAATTTGTATTTACAAATGATGATGTTGTTGGTGTAAGAACTGATCTTACAGTTGGTGTTGGCATTACTTTATATAAAGATAATACTTATTATATTTGCAATTCAAATAACGAAAACCGATTTAAATTGTCAACAACTCCATCTACTGTTGGATTAAATACAATTACTGTTTCTTCCGTATCATCAAGTTTTGATTTTATTCGCAAAGATCCAGTATATAAAGAAAATATTTTAAATCTAGTAAAACCAAACATTCAAGACACTGAAAATTTCAATTATCTTGGTGGATCATCAATCAATAGTGTTTTTGATGGTATAGCAGCAGCAAACGAAACTGCCAGATTTTTTATTACAAAAAAATATAAAGGAAATGAAAATACGATATCACCAAATGATATTAATATTGAAGGATCTATTAAAATAAATGATCCACAAGGATTCAATGCTGGATCTTCACAACTATCTGACACAAGATCTCCTGGTATTTTTATTGGTGACACTCGTGCATTTTCAAGTGATAATAATCCTTGGACACAAGTTGGGACTGCTTTATCAACTTTAAGTAGTTCAGTTTCAATTGGGGAACTTTATTTTGCAAATGATATAACAATCACTGGAATTGGTGCAGAGTCTGCAACAAATGTTGCAGTCACAACTTATACTCACAAATTACCAGTTGTAATTAATGGCGAAACTTATTATATTTTATTACGCACATAGAATTTTATAAGTTCCTATAGGAGTTTGAATTGATATTCTACTTGTAGATGTATTTGAAGCAGAATAAGTTGTAATATTTGAAGGAGAAACAACTGCTTTCAATAAATTAAATACTACGTTTCCTGATTCAATTCGGAGATTTGGTGCAGCAGATACTGTATCCAATCCATCCAAAGTCGCAGTAAATGGAGGAGAAGTATCTGTTGGTGGGCAGCAAAGTTGTCTATCGCCAGAATCGCCAGTGACTGTAAAGTTTGCTCCTGCAACCAAAGTACGAGTTGTGGGGGGATTGATGACTATACTTCCTGCTGGTGGAGCACCATTAACAGTTGTTTCATTGGCAAAATATGCTCCTTGCACTTTCCATCCATTAGAAACTCCTGTGCTGTCTACAACAGGAATTGTAGTTGATCCTATTGGAGTATTGGCAGCAACAACTAAACATTTTGTAATTGTTCTATTGCAGAATGCATTTAAACTTTCATTAACAAGACCACGAGATTGATAAACATAATACGTTGATGCTCCTAATGTTTGAGATGGAGCAATTGTAAAGGTTGATGTGCTACTAGTAGTTGTGATTCCAGTATAGGATTGTGTAGTTGCACCAATTAAAATCATTCCGGATTTAAGATCAGTAGTATCACCACTAGATAAAGTAAAAGTTGTTGCAGATGCAGAACCTTCTATTTTTTTTACAAATCCACGATGATCAATAAATGTTAAACTTGTAGAACCAGAAGCAGTTGCTAACGTATCAATTATAATACCAGTATTAATTAAAATTTGATTAATTCTTGTATTTTCTGGAATGCCTGTGCCAACAATATAATTACCTACTTCTAAATTTGTTGTATTTGATAAACTTATAACATTTGTGTTGATTGTTGTTGTTCCAGTAATTGTATTTTTTGTAATATCTGCTAAAGTTGTTTTTGGTTGATATTTGATATCAACTTTTTTTAAAGATTTGACTTTTACATAATTATTTGATAATACTCCCCCAAGAGTTCCACCACCAAATCTTATAGAATTGTCTATAAAAATTTGAAACTCTCCTTTTGCAGCATCACTAAAATCATAATCTGCAGAATATAAATTAGTATATCGTAAATCAGTAGTACCACCAGTTGGAGCAGCATAATCAAAATTTATATTTCTTTGTGCTGCTATTGCATTAATGCCACTTGGAATGTAATATCTTGCCCTGACCCTATATCTTTGTTGTTCATTTAAAATATATGTAGAATAAGATACCGCAGTATCTTGTCCAATAATTTTAAAGAAAGTTTTATTCTGATTAGTAAAATTTGCAGTTACTGCATTTCCTGATGGTGGGGTCAAACCAACAACACCAGTAGTTCTATCAATAGATGCAACTACACTGCCAGTATTAATTCCAACACCAGAAACACTTTGCCCAACACCAACATATTTTGTATCACTTGCGGTTGTTAGAGTGATTTGGTTTGTATCTATTGCTCCAGATGCAGATAGGGAACTGGCCAAACCAATTCTAGCAATTTCTGTGTATGTTCCAACTCCACTGACATAACCTTGTGTTTCAAAATCAAAAGTAAAACAAGCACTACTATTAATGTAAAAATTATAAACTCCAGTCTGTGTTGGAATAAAATATCCTTCCCATTGAACGCCACCATTTACATCAACACTTTCTGGAGTAATTTTTCCGCTATATGTAAAGTTTCCTTGTTCCCAAAAGTTATCAGTTTTAAATGGTATTCCAGAAAAAATTCCCACAGTATTTTCAAATACTTGGTTTCGATTGAAATAACTTGCCGATAATCCGTTTCCCCCTCTAAATCTTGGTTCACCAGAAAATAGTTTAAATCCATCTAAACGATTTTGATATGTTATTCTTGGAGTAAATGGTATATTGATTCCAGAACTATTTGCAAATTGAACTGCACTTCCTGTAATTTGCAAATAACCAGCATTATCTAAACCAGAAGAATATATTCCCCTAATACAATCTAAATCTTCACTAATAAAAGTGCTTTGACTATCATCAACTAACGTATCTATAAGATTATTTAATGCTTCAGTTGAGTTTGATAAATCACCAAGATTATTATCTCTTCTCAATCCAACTTTTTTGAATATCTTTCTAGCCATTTTTGACTTTTTTTATTATTTAGTTTAAAATATATAGTGTGTATACAATTTAAATGACACTTATGGATTCGCAAAAAATGTTTGAAGACTTGAGCAATCAAGCAGAGGTTCTAAAAAAAGATTTGATTGATTTAGAACAACAATTTAATATGAAAAAAGAGCAATTTATTCGCATACAAGGAGCTCTTGAAGCATTGAGTTTAGTAAATCAAAAGGAAGAAGAATAGTAATAAATAAAGAGGGGTATATATCCCTCTTTTTTGGTAAATACCGAAATCTATAAATGAGCACACCGATTAGGATAAAAAGATCCTCTGTGCCTGGAAAACTTCCGGGTCTTGCGGATATACAACTAGGAGAATTAGGTCTTAATACTTATGATGCTGAACTTTATACCAGACGAGAAAGAACTGGTATAGGAACAGACATCATAAGATTGGGTGCTGGATCCACTGTTACTAATATTTTATATGTCACAAGAGACGGAAGCGACACAAACACAGGAAGAAGACTTGGAGATGCAAAAGCAACAATTGCAGGAGCAGTTGCAGTTGCAACAACAAGCACAGTTATTAGGGTTTCTCCTGGATCTTATGTAGAAAATAATCCAATTACACTTCCGGATCAAGTAAGTATTGTTGGAGATAGTTTAAGAGAAGTTTCAGTTTCTTTGCAAAATCAAGGGGACTTATTTTATGTTGGAAATGGAAATTATGTTTCCAATATGTCCTTTGTGGGTGCAGCAAATACTGGTGCCATCTTTGCATTTAATCCAACTGCTCCAAAATACATCAATCAATCTCCATATATTCAAAACTGTACTAACTTTATTCCAAATAGTATTGGATTGAAAATTGATGGTAAGAATGCAATTGGACCTATAAAGTCTATGGTTCTTGATAGCTATACTCAATATAATCAAGGTGGCATTGGGGTTTCAATTACCAATGAAGGTTATGCTCAATTAGTATCACTCTTTACAATTTGTAATGACGTAGCAGTATATTGCGGAAGTGGTGGTGCCTGCGATTTAACTAACTCAAACTCATCATTTGGAAATTATGGATTGGTTGGTGATGGTGTGGGACCAAGCAAATATACTGGAATAATAACTTCTTATGCAAGTGCGAATAGCGATACCTTTATTTTGAACTTGAGTGTACCAACTTTTAATGTTTCAAATGCAACTTATGATAATATAAGTGGTGTTACGACAATCACTACTTCTACAAATCACAACTTTTCTGTTGGAATGGGAGTTGTAATTGCTGGACTTGGATTTACTTGCCCATCTGGACCTGGTATTGTAACTTATCCGAGTGGAAACTTTGGTTATGGTTTTGAAGTTCAATCAGTTCCATCAGCAAATCAACTTGTTGTGAATGTTGGACCATCAACGTTACCTCATACTTATGTTTCTGGTGGTACGGCAAATATTAGTGTATCCCGTCCATATGACGGACAAGCAATTTATTTGGACAGTCTATTTTACACAGTAAATCGTATCGTAGTGGGTTCTGGTGGAACAGGTTACACATCTACCCCAACAGTCACTATTGATCCCCCAAGCACATCTTGGGGCGTTCAGGCGCAGGCAGTTGCGGTTATATCAAATGGAACTGTAACTGGATTTGAAATTATATCTAATGGTCGTGGTTACAGTTCAATTCCTGCGGTTCAAATTAGCGCCCCAAATGTTGGAATAAATACTGCTATAGCATCTATTGGATTATTACCCACTTATTATACAATTAAGAGTTCAACACCAATTTCTGCTGGAATTTGTACAATTACACTGAACGATAATGTTCCATATGCTGTTGGTGTTGGAACTACGGTTCCATTCTTCAAACAAAGTAGAGTATTAGCATCTGGTCATTCATTTGAATATATTGGATCTGGAGTTACTATTTCAACTGCTCTTCCTTCTACTGGTGGAGTTCCAATACAAGACAATGAAACTGATGCTCGCAATGGTGGTCTTGTAGTTTTTACATCCACCGACCAATCTGGCAATTTTAGAATTGGTGATGGTGTTGCGATTAATCAACAATCAGGAACTATTTCTGGTAGATTTTATTCAAAGAGTTTATTTTCAACAATGACACCATTCATTCTAGCACTAGGAGGAGAATAAGAAATGGCATTAGCACTCAATGTATTTAAAACAGTTACCAAAGTTGCTACTACAAATGCGGTAGGAATTTATACTGCACCAGTTGGATATACTGCAGTAGTTCTTCTTGCACAGGCAACAAATATTGGCAACAATACACAAACGGTTTCTTTTTCCCACCAAAGATCAACTGCGGGAATTGCAGTAACAACAGAAATTGTAAAGACATTTCCCATTTCTTCAAATGACACAGCAAATTTACTTTCAGGCAAACTGGTATTAGAATCTAGTGATATTCTTGTTTTATCTGCGAGTAGTGGAACTGATATTAAATTTATTGGTAGTATTCTAGAAACACTTAATTAATATATAAAAAATGACCAAATTCCTAAGCGGCAGACAAAAAAATCTAAAAATTGGTATAACTTCTTATAGCGAAAATACACAAGTATTGGGAGTTATTGGTCGTGTAGGAATTGGTTCAACAGTTTTTGATGCTCAATATGATTTAGACATTCGTGGTACTTCACGATTTTCTGGCAATGTAACTCTTGGTGCAAATTTATATCCAGACACTGATGGGTTGTATGATGTAGGTAGAGCACCACAAATTGGATTAGGAGCAAATCGTTGGAGAAATGCTAATTTTCTTGGTAAAGGTACATTTGATGGTGGTGTAGATGCTCACGATCTAGAACTTGGTGTAGGTTCTGCAAATTTAATTTATAGTACTTCAGGGAATTTAGAATTAAATTCACAGAGCGGAACAACAAATATTGATGACATTTTAACCGTATCTGGTAATACTGGAATAGGAACAGTAACTCCAAAAGCAAAACTTGATGTTTTTGGTAATGTTAATATATCTGGCATTATAACTACAACTTCAATAAATTTTTATAGTGGTGGATTACTGGGTGACCCATATAGTGATGGTGGATTTGGATTAAAATCTGGCGCCAATCAATATGCTATTATTACCAGCAATAATCTACAACAATACCTTCAGGTTGATGACAATTATGTTTTCATAGGAACAGGTTATGGATCAACCACTGGTTCCTATGAATGGACATTTAGAAAAGATGGTAGCACACAATTTCCTAATAGTTTAATTCTAGCACCAGTTAGTCAAAGCATTACACTACAAAGCGATCAATATTCACAGTTGATGTGGTCACATGTTACTGACCAATCAACAGCAGATATATACGGCAATACAAACACTGATTTTTATGTATCAAGTGGCAATGCTACCCTTGATATTGGTTATAAAGACGGAAGTAATAATCAACAATATAAATCTTGGCTTTGGAATAAAAGTGGTACATTCACCGTCCCTGGTGCTATTATCGGTCAAGGAGAGTTAAAATTAGCAGGAGGTCAAAATTCTTATGACATTGGTAGATACATAAGACTTAGAGATGGAGATGTTTCAACTCATATACACATTGATTCACCAGATAACAGTACCTATGATCTAATACTAGGCGATGATACCAAACATATAAGGGTAGATCATGACGGTTCATTAGTTATTAGAACAGGCATTAGTCCACAAATAGAATGGGAATTTAATCCAGATTCTAGTGCAATATTCCCAGGTAATACAGGTATAGGAACCACAAATCCAACATCAAAACTTTGGGTTGATGGTGATGTAAAAGTTTCTGGTGTTGTTACTGCAACTACATTTATTGGAAATCTTACTGGCACAGCAACAACCGCAACCAATCTTGCAGATGCTGCTAATATCACTACTGGATTTATTAATAAAGATAGATTATTAAATTCAAATAGTTTTAGTGTTCTTGGTGATTTATATGTAAGTAATAATATTTCTTTCGGTGGCACGGCAACACAACTGAATCTACAACAATTGCAGATTGTTGATGCTGACATTGTATTAGGTATTGGAACTTCTTTTAGTCCAACAGATAATACTGCAAATCACGGTGGTATTGCGATTGCATCCACAGAAGGTTCCCCACTTGTAGATTTAAACATTGTTCCCGAAGAAACCAACCCATCCACATATAAGAAAATTATGTGGTTTAAAGGTAGTAGTATCGGTGCGGGAATTACTGATGCTTGGTTATTTAATTATGCTGTTGGCGTTGGAAGCACACGAGTACCTAATGGGGTAAGACTTGCTGCTGGAGGAATGCAAGTTACTGATACTACAATCAGCACTCCAAATTTGAATGTTTCTGGTGTTGGAACCTTTCAATCCTCTGGATTAAAGATAAGAAACCCAGCAAACACTTTTGGTTATACAATTACTGGTGGTGCTATTGCTGCAGATAGAATTCTCAACTTGCCTGTAATCACTACAACTGATACAGTAGCAGTTCTTGGTTTATCGCAAACATTCAGTGGGAACATTACTGTTAGTAGTGGCAACATTACTCATACTGGAACCACTCAAAACTTTACTGCTACATCATATACTACAGGTACAGTTACAATTGGTGGTCCATCACAAACTGGAACCATTACAGTAGGACAAGCAACAACATCTCAAACACTTAACCTTGCTACTGGCACATCAGGTGTAGGAACAACCAAGACAATCAACTTTGGTACTGGTGGTGCTTCTGGTTCTTTTACTCAAATTAATATTGGACCAACTGCTGGTGTTGGTACTGTTACTATTAACTCTGGAACTAATCTTGGTATTGGAACTACAACTCCAACATCAGCACTTACAGTTATTGGAAATGTTTTAGTTTCTGGTATCTCTACTCTTGGTATCACCACCGCCACAAACTTAACAGCACAACAACTTAATGTTTCTGGCATAACAACAGTTGGTTTCTTAACAGCAACTAATATATCCGTTTCTGGTATTGTAACTTCTAACGCATATTATATTGGAACAACCCAAGTCATTAGTTCCGCAAGACAATTACAAAATATTGCTTCTCTTGATGCTACAACAACAGCAACAATTGAAACTGCTATTCAACAGGCACCTAATGACTTCACAAGTTTAAATATCTCTGGCATATCAACACTTCAGTCAACGACTTTGATTGGTGGTGGAACTTCCACAGGAACTGCAAACCAAGTATTTCAAGTTACTGGTATTAGTTCTGGTGCTTATATTGGTGGTAATCTTGGTATTGGTAATACTAATCCACAAGATGCGTTGGATGTTGGTATTGGAACAATTAGATTAATCAACAAATCATCTACAGGTAGATATAGTCAAATATATCAAAATAATGAATTAGTTTTTAGTAATAGTTCTACGAATGATGATTTTAGTTGGACTAACAGTAGTGGTTCCAGGATGAGATTGTATGGTACTGGTAATCTTGTTATTCCTGGTACTTTTACTCCAACAGGAACCGCATCACAAAAACTTCAAGTTGATGGTGGTGCTTATGTTTCTGGTTCTGTTGGTATTGGAACCACCAATCCAACATCAGCACTTACAGTTCAAGGTAATGTGTTAGTTTCTGGTGTTTCTACTTTTATTGGTGATGGAACAGCAGCAATTTTTGCACAAAGAAATATTAATAATGTCCAAGGAATAAAACTTTATGGAACTAGTAGCGGTAACTTTGTTTATAGTGAATCCACACCATCAAATTCAAAATCATTAATAGTTGATTCTAATCAACAAGAAAATATACTTTTCAGAATCGCAGGAGCAACAAAAGCAGTAATTCAACCATCAGGAGAATTATTAGTAGGAACAGCAACATCAACAGGAACCGCATCACAAATACTTCAAGTTACTGGTGGTGCTTATGTTTCTGGTAATCTTGGTATTGGAACCACAAATCCAACATCTAAATTGCATGTCCAAGGAAATGCTTTAATATCTGGAATCATCACTGCTACTGATTATGATTCTGCCTCTGATATGAATCTAAAGAAGAATATCAAACCTTTTGAAAATGCACTAGATAAAGTAATTCAAATTAATGGTGTCACCTTTGAATGGAAGAAAACCAACTCACAATCTGCTGGCATTATTGCTCAAGATGTTGAAAAAGTTTTTCCGGAATTAGTTCGTGATGGTGATTTTAAAACTGTAAATTATAATGGTCTCATCGGTGTCTTAGTTGAGTCTATTAAAGAATTAAAACAAGAAATAGAAAATTTGAAATCAAAACTAAACGATACATAAATAAAAGAAGAAAGTGTAACTACGTTCACAAAGAAGAGGATCTCCTAATATGGCTTATAAGATTTTAGGTAATGCCATACCCATCATTGATGATAGCAGAAATGTTCTAAATGCTGCCGCCATAGGCATTGGGACCACAAACCCATTACAAAAACTTTGGGTGGAAGGTAATGGTTACTTCACTGGTGTCACTACTGCCTCTCAATTTGTTTCTACTGTAACATCAGGGGCACCAATTACAGTTGGTTCTTCTGCCTTAGTCACAAACTTAAATGCCAATTACTTAAACGGACAACCTGATACTTATTATACAAATGCTTCAAATCTATCATCAGGTACAGTTCCTGCTGCTCGCGTTACACAATCAAATGGACTTACTATTACTGGAAACTTAAATGTTTCGGGAAACGTTAGTGTTTCTGGTACTTCTTTCGCACTGAATGCTCAACAGTTAAGAATTACCGATAGAGATATTACTCTTGGTATTACAACTGATGCAAATGGTAATGATATTTCAAACGATACAACAGCAAATCACGGTGGTATTGCTATTGCATCTACAGAAGGAACACCATTCCTGAATATTCCACTACAGGCAGGAATCAATACTGATCCTTCCACATATAAGCAAATTATGTGGGTTAAGCAGGGTAATTACTCTGGTATGGGCACTGATGCTTGGGTATTTAACTATGGTGTTTCTATTGGTAATACCGCATCTGTCCAGAATCTAAGTCGTTTAACTGTTGGTGCTGGATTTACTGTTTTTGATACTTATCTTGATGCAACAGATATTAGAGCAAGAAATATTACTACAGTCAATAATATTAATGCAACTGGTATTATTACTGCTGCTAATGGTTTTAATGCATCCTCAAGTAGTGATTATGAGATTAACGGTACTTCAGTTCTTAACTCAACTACATTAGGGGGTGGAGTTCTAAACTCTTCTCTAACTTCTGTTGGTATATTACCAACACTTACTGCTACAAATATTACTAATACCAATATTAACTCTGCTGGTATTCATACTGCAGCAACTTATTATGTTGGTACTACAAAAATTCACGACACCATAAGTGGTCAGGTTACACTTTCTGGTATTGCGACAATTGATGCTACAACAAGAGCAACATTAGAAAGAGAACTTGCATTTGCTCCAAATGATTTTGATTCACTAAATGTAAGTGGAATCTCAACACTTAGATCTACGACTATAATTGGTGGTGGAACTTCTACAGGAACTGTCGGACAAGTTCTTCAAGTAACTGGTATTAGTTCTGGTGCTTATATTGGTGGTTCAGTTGGTATTGGAACCACAAACCCACAATCACCATTAGATGTTAATGGTAATGCAAGATTCCGTTCTGCAATTGTTGATAATACTGGACAAACTGGTGCCGCTAGTTCCGTTCTTACTGCAGGAGCAGGTGGTCAACTTGTTTGGGCACCAATTGTTGGTACTGGTGGAGCAATTTCTGGTATCAACGTTGCACAAGATGATACTGGAGTTAGATATCCATTGCTTGCTTCTGGTGCTAATACTACTACAACTGCACAATATATTGACAATAATGGACTTGTATATAATACATCAACTAACTGTTTAGGTATTGGATCTCTTACTCCAACATCTAAACTTGATATTATTGGTGACGTTAAAGTTGTTGGAATTGTAACTGCTAGTGACTTTAACTCCAGTTCTGATATAAAATTGAAGGATAATATTCAAAGAATCACAAATCCAATTGAAAAAGTTCTTCAAATTAGTGGAGTAAATTTCAACTGGAAAGAAAATGGCAAAGCATCTATGGGTGTCATCGCTCAAGAAATTGAATCAGTTCTTCCAGAACTTGTAAGTGATACTGATCCCAAGACTGTAAATTATAATGGTCTAATTGGTCTCTTAATTGAATGTGTTAAAGATCAACAAAGACAAATTGATGAATTAAAAAATATAACCTAAATAATTCTAACTAATGTTCTGTAGGAAATAAGAGGTAAATGTCTTATAAAATTACAGATACAATCATTGTTGACCAAAGTAAAAATATTAGTAGTATTGGAACAGCATTATTTGCTGGTCCAGTTATTATAGGTGGGGGAACTTCAACAGGTACTGTATCGCAAACACTTCAAGTTACTGGAACCAATGGAGCATATATTGGTGGAAACTTGGGTATTGGTTCCACCAACCCAACCAGTAAACTTTGGGTAAGTGGAGACATTTATACTACTGGAATTGTTACAGCACAAGTCTTAAATGCAAGTAAAGATCCAGGAACTGGAATTGCAACGGACTTTACAAATTCTCTTTTTGGAAATGGGTGGAGAGTAAGTTCTCCTGCAAGTACAACATATTATAAATTAGCAACTCTTCCTCCTGGTGGTGGAGGAAGTACATTTGATCATTTGATTATTAATGGTGTATTGGGTGCTTGGACGAATGGCAACCAAACTCCATTTGAAATCACTTTCTCAAACAGAGGTTCATTTAACTATAAGTATGTTTCTTATGGTACTGTTAGAAGTGATGTAAGAATTATTGGTATTTCTACAAATAGTAATGTAGAAATCTGGGCACAGCATCAAGCATCACAATTTACGAAGTTAGTTTATAATATTCCAAATAGTATTGAATCAATTGTTGTATCTAATCCAACATCTACAACAACTGCACCAACTGGAACCACAGTATTTGATAGTTCAACCGCAACTCCAAGATTCATTATTAATGAAAGTGATAATGTTGGAATTGGAACTATAAGTCCACAAACAGCATTAGATGTTCGTGGTGCAATTACCGTTGGTGTAGGAACAGTTGGAATTAATTCAGTATTCTCAACAACTGATATTCCATCTTGGTATTATACTAATAAATCAAAATCAATAACTGCTGATGATAGTTCCCCACAAGCAATTTATATTGGTGCAGCAGGAACTGCAATGTTTATGGTTGGTGGTACTGGAAATGATGTTAATCAATATACACTTTCCACACCTTATGATGTAAGCACTGCTGGTGCCTCTGTTGGAGTATTCTCTGTTGCAACACAAGAAACTGGTCCACTTGGAATTGACTTCAACCCAACTGGAACAAAAATGTTTATCAGTGGAAATGTTGCTGCCCAATCAGGGTTGGTTATTGGTGGTGAGTATGTTCATGAATATTCATTATCAACTGCTTGGACGGTTTCTAGTGCTGGATACACAACGAGTTTTTATGTAACAACACAAGATACTGCACCACAAGGAGTTGCTTTTGGAAATAGTGGTTCCAAGATGTATGTGGTTGGTTCCACAGGTGATGCAGTTTATCAATATTCACTTTCCACACCATACAGTATTGCTTCTGGTGTAACTTATGATAGTAAAACTCTGGTTTTAGGAACAAATCCACTTATATTAGAAACTGCACCAATTGACATTTCATTCAATTCCACAGGAACTGTATTATGGATTGCTGGAAGTGCAAATGATAGGATTTATGAATTCCGTTTAGGAACTGCTTGGGATATTTCTACTGCTGTATTTTATGATGATGTTTATATTGGATTTAATGAAACAGTAGTAACAGGACTTCAAGTCATACCAGAACAGAATGTTGCTTATATTGTTGGTTCTGGTAATGATACAATATATCAATATTCTACAAATACACCAGCACTTGAGATTGCTTCTAGTGGTATTTCCAGTGCGTCTTCAATTGTCCTGAATAATGAAACCAGAGTAAAGGATAAGTTATATGTAAAAGGAAATACTCATATTGATGGTAATATTCTCACACAAGGAACACTTCAAGTTGATAGTAATGCAACTGTTGCTGGAACTTTAGCAGTAACTAGCACTTTAACTGGAAATGCTGCAGTAACTTTTGATGCAACCGCATCCAATATTAACCTAGGAACCTCACAAGTCTCAGGAAATATTATACTTGGAGGAACCTCACAAACTAGTGCGATTACATTAGGAAGAGCAACAACATCTCAAATCACCAATATTCAGGCAGGTGTTTCTGGTGTAGGAACAACCAAGACAATCAACTTTGGTACTGGTGGTGCTTCTGGTTCCTTTACTCAAATCAATATTGGACCAACTGCTGGTGTTGGTACTGTTGTTATTAACTCTGGAACTAACTTATTAGTAGGAACCACAACAGCAACAGGAACTGCATCACAACCACTTCAAGTTACTGGTGGTGCTTATGTTTCTGGTAATCTTGGTATTGGTATTACAAATACATCAAATAAACTTGAAGTTATTGGAGGAGATGTAAGATTTTCTACTGCATCTCAAGGCGATATACAAATTACACATTCTAATCTTGTCTCTACAATAAAAGGAGGAACTACTACTCAATTAGCATTAGGTGGTAATGGTGCTGAAGTAGTAAGAATCAATTCTACTGGTGTTGGTATTGGAACCACAAATTCATTAAACAGACTGACAGTTTATGGAACTCAAAGTGACACTACTCCGATCTTAGCACTTTTGTCTGGTAATAGTGCCTCAACATTTAATAATGGAGCACAGATTGCGTTTGGATATGACGGAACCACAAACTATCAACATTTTATTCAAACAAGACATAATTCCGCAAACTCAAATAATGCAATAGACTTTTATGTAAGTGACGGAACACAGAATAATACTTTGACTTCTGGTTCCGTTCACACAATGTCTCTTGTATCTGGTAGTGTTGGTATAAACACGACAAATCCAGGAGCAACTTTAAATGTAGTTCCAACAGCAACTTCTATTGCTGGATTGTTCTCTGGAACCACATCAAGTGATATGGTTCGCATTACTCAACTTGGAACTGGTAATGCTCTGGTAGTTGAAGATTCTACTAATCCTGATAGTAGTCCCTTTGTTGTGACTGGTATTGGTTCTGTCGGTATTGGAACCACAAATCCAACATCAAAACTTCATGTTGTTGGTAGCGGTAATTTTACAAGTACAATTTCAGTTGGTTCTACTGCCTTAGTCACAAACTTAAATGCCAATTATTTAAACGGACAACCTGATACTTATTATACAAATGCTTCAAATCTATCATCAGGTATAGTTCCATCAGCAAGAATTACAGCATCTTCCGGTGATTTTACAGTAGGACAAAACTTATATGTAACTGGTAATTTAAGTATCGGTGGTACTTCGGTCATCTTAAATGCCGCTACATTACAAATTAAGGATAGAGATATTGTACTTGGCATTACAACTGATGCAAATAATAATGATGTTTCTACGGATTTAACTGCAACTCACGGTGGTGTTGCAATTGCTTCCACAGTAGGAAGTCCAATACTTAATTTACCAATTGGAGTAGCAAATAGTCTTCCAACCACATATAAGCAATTGATGTGGATTGGTAATTCCAACATATCTGGTTACTCAGGTATGGGTACTGATGCTTGGGTTTCTAACTATGCAGTTTCTATTGGTAATACCTCAACCGTTCAAAATGGAAGCAGATTGACAGTTGGCGCTGGATTTACTGTTTATGATACTTACTTAGATGCAACAGATATTAAAGCAAGAAATATTACTGTCAGTGGTGTTTCTACATTCTCTGGTATAACAACTCATACTGCATCATTATTTGGAACTACAGCAACTTTCACTGGAGTCGTAACCGCATCAAGTTTTAGTGGTAATGCTTCTAGTGCTAGTTATGCATCAACAGCAGGTATTGCTACCTATGCTACATCTAGTGGAATAGCAACTTATGCTACATCTAGTGGTGTTTCTACATCAGTTATAGGTGGTATTGGTTCCATTACACAACTCCAAGTCACTGGAATTTCCACATTTACGAATGGACCAGTATTAGTAGGGACTGGAACTTCAACAGGAACAGCAAACCAACCACTTCAAGTTACTGGTAGTGTTTATATTGCTGGCGATGGTGCTGTTGCACTTAGTATTGGTGCTACTGCCAATACTACATATCCAATTGATTTGAGATTGCCTTCTACTAGTTCTACTGCAGCGATGATAAGAATCGCTCCAACTACTACAACAAGACCAGCAGGTATTATCTATTCAAATAGTGGTTCCAGTAATATGTGGACTGGTGTATTGAGTAATTCTGGTTCCGGTCAAAACTTAAGTGGTTTCCCTGCTTATGCTGGTGTTGTTGGACTGACTGCCGGAACAACTCCACTACTTCTTGTAACTAATGCCTTAGAAAGAGTTAGAGTTACTGATACTGGATTGGTTGGTATAGGAACCACAAATCCAACATCAACACTTTCTGTGGTTGGCGATACTAATATTACTGGCATTACAACAACCGCAAGACTTAATGTAGGAACTGGTGGCACAATAATTACCACAACTTCTGGTGGTTTGGTTGGGATTGGAACTGCAAGTCCTGCATTCACCGCAGACATTGCAGGAGACGCAAGGGTAACCTCCACAAACAAAATGAGATTTGGTGGAACTGCAGGAACTACAAACTTCTATATACAGTACAACTCAACCACAAATAGTTTGGACTTTGTAGCAGGATAAGATTATGGGTGTTGTAGGAAGATTAGACCAATATGCATCAATGCTCGCATATGAGTTTGATGAGACTACTGCGAATAATCCAAGCATTACTGGACTTGGAACTTATTATGCTTCGGAGTTTTCTGAAAATGTAGGAATCGCAACTACAATGACAGCAAATGTCTTTGCTCCTTATGACCTAGTATATGATGAGTTTGGAGGAACTCTATTTGGTGCAGGACAAGGAAGATATATGAGACAAAATACTGATAAATCCGTAATTGTTTATAATGAGATTGATGAAATAACTAATTTTTATACTAGTGATGGATTGGTTTTGGATTTAAATGCGGCAAATTATTCTGCTATGCCTGCGAATGGCAGTACAATATCTGGTTCAGGAAATTATGCCATCAATGTAGTCAATCCTACTTCAAATATTAGTTGGAACAGTGCGAATGGTGGAGTGTTTAGAGTAACCACTGCCAGCACAACTAATTTTCTTACATTTGGTCCAGATTATAGTAGTGGCACACAAGCATTTACAGTAGGAATGGCATACAAGTGGAATGGAGTAACGGCAGGTAGATTGCTAAATGCGAATACAGCAAGTCCAGATTTTCTTATGGGATTATGGGATGCTCCTGCTGCTCGTATGAATATTGCGTTTGGTGGTGCTTTTACTGGTTCAAACACTGATGCCGCAGATACTGCTTGGCATTTTATATGGTTCACTTCAACTGGTATTGCCGAAGCAACTAAAGCAAAAAGTTATGTAGCAACAAGCACAGCACCTACTGGCACCTATGGTACAGGTTCTACCAATGGTGGATTTAATGGTTTGAGATTATTTGGTAGATTTAGTAATGCAACTACTTCATCTGAACAAGTTGATGCTGATGTTGGATTTGTTCAAGTTTGGAATAGAGAATTATCTTTAGCAGAAATACAAATAGAACATACAAGACATAAAACAAGATTTGGATATTAATTATGAACTTCTACTTTTATTCTAATAAATATATCAAAGGTACTCATTAATTATGGCAAGAAAGGCAATACTGGAAACTGGATATACATTCACTCCTTCCACAAATACTATCGTCATTCCCCGTGCTATACAAAGGGAACGATTAATACTGATTACGAATGTAACTACGAACACTGTAATTTATAATTTTTCCGATTCAAACTTAAAAGCAACTTCTTATACCGTTTCAACTTCTGGTGGTACGAATACAACCACAGTCGTATTGAATTATAGTACTGCTGGAATGAGTAGTACCGATAAACTTCAAATCACCGTAGATGAGTATGATGAGAAGTTTACACCTTCTGAATTATTTCAAGACCCAGTAAATAAACTTCGTACCTCACAACCACAAGCACTGATTGATACTGACTTTGAATATGGTACTCAAATCTCCAAGTGGGAAAATCTTGCAACAATTAACAATCGTCCATTTTCCTTTGCTTCTTCTGTTGGTATAACTGGAATTGGTACGATGACACTACCAACTAGCTCTAGAACTGTCACAGTTTTAGTTGGTGCGAGTGGAACATCAACAGTTCCTGGAATTGGAACTGCAATTACAGTTCAAGATACTTATTTAAATATTGCAAATGGAAACTTTATTGTAGAAAGTGTTGGTGCTGGTAATACAAACTTTACATATACTGCAAGAGCAACCAATACTGGATTAGTTACTTCAATTTTTGACCCCAATAAAACTGCTATTTTTAGTGGAACAGTTTATTCTGGTGTTGCGATTGGTGGAACTCCAACATATACTTATACTGGAACTACTGCAATTCCTGTAACTACAACAGTTCCTCATGGACTTGCAATTGGAAATGAAGTCGCAATAGTTGGTTCAAATGTAAATGTCACAAATGGTTCTTTCTTTGTTGCCGGTATTACAAGTTCAAGAACCTTTACATATTATGCAAGTAACGTACCAGGAGGACCTCCAAGTGGTGGTTTAGTTTATGTAAGACCACAGGGGCAATTCTTACATAGACCCTTTGATGGTGGTGTAATTTTTTCAAGTAATGCAACTTCTAATTTTCAGGCAGCAACTCGTCAAACAAGAAGATATTTCCGTTATCAATCTGGTAAAGGTATTCAAGTCAGTTCTGGTACAATTCTGAAACCAAATTTACAAATTGATTCACTAACTGCTTCCGGAATTAGTATTGGAAGCACAATTACGGTTCAAACCAAAGAACAGCACAACATTCAGGCAGCAACTCCAGGAACTCAAATCACAATTATTGGAGCAAATGAAACTGGATATAATCAAACTTATAGTGTAACTTCAGTAACTGGATACAATACTTTCCAAGTGACTGCATTAGCAGGCCTTACATCCACAACAGCATCTGGTAATTATAGTTGCAATGTTACGAGTTGGTATGGATGTTCCAATCGTCTTGGAGTATTTGATTCTCAAAATGGTATTTTCTTTGAGTTTGATGGACAAACACTCTTTGCTGTTCGTAGAAGTTCTACTTTCCAACTTGCAGGTAAGGTAACTGTAACCAATGGTAGTAATACAGTACAACAAACAAATGCAACATTTCCAACTGCATTTGCAAAACAACTGAATATTGGAGATTTTGTTGTTCTTCGTGGGCAATCATATCGTGTGATTGATATTGCAAGTGATACAAGTTTGACGATTTCTCCTTCATATAGAGGAGCATCGGCAGAATACGTCATTATGTCAGAAACAATTGATACAAAATATCCACAATCAACTTGGAATATTGATAAGTGTGATGGTACTGGACCGTCTGGGTATAACATTGACCTCACCAAGATGCAGATGTTCTATATGGACTATTCTTGGTATGGTGCTGGATTTATTCGTTGGGGATTTAGAGGTCCAGATGGTAATGTATTCTATGTTCATAAAGTTGTAAACAATAATGTGAATACAGAAGCATATATGCGTTCTGGAAACTTACCAGCACGATATGAAAGTGAAAGTAGACCCCCAACAACTTTTATTAATACCAATTTAGGAGCATCTGATACTACTGTTGGTGTAGCAAGTACTGCAGGATTCCCACCTGCTGGAACATTACTGATTAGAAATGCAGAAACTTATGAATATGTGAATTATGCTGGTATTGGTACAACTGCATTTACTGGATTGACCAGAGGAAAATCTGGTAATGCTTCTCTTTCTCTTACCAATATTGCATCAGGTTCAAATGTGGCAACTGCAACTACAACGAACCTACAAGTTGGGCAAAGAATTATAGGTGCCGGAAACACAAGTTTCCCTGAGGGTACTTATATTAGTGCTATTGGTTCTGGAACTATTACATTAAGTCAGGCAGCAACCGCAGCAAACCCAACAGTGGCAGCAGTTCCAATGGGTTCACCAGTTGGAGTAGCATTTACATATTCTCCAACTGACCCTGTTGCTGTTGAACTTGCATTCCCGACTTATGGACCTTCTATTTCTCACTGGGGCACTAGTGTGATTATGGATGGTAGATTTGATGATGATAAATCTTTGGTCTTTGTTTATGGTCAGTCTAACCCAGTTGCTATTGGAGCAAGTTCAACCCGAGCACTTTTCTCTATTCGTGTGGCACCTTCTGTTGATAATGGTATTTCTGCAGGATTTGGTTCAAGAGAATTAATTAATAGAATGCAATTAACACTTAGAGCACTTGATGTTGCTGCAATTCCTGTTTCAGGTAATGCAAACTTACTTGTACAAGCATTCTTGAATTCAACTCCAAGTAGTGCAACAACTTGGACAAATGCTGTTGGTAATATTAGTGGTCGTATTAATTCATCTCTTGCACAAATTGCAGATTATGCTGGTATTACTACTACAACTGTAAGTGGTGGTGAGGTTACTGCTGGTTTCTTCGTGGGTTCTGGTGCAAACTCAATTGACCTTTCACAAGTTAGGGACCTTGGTAATTCAATTCTTGGTGGTGGAGGAACTACTGCTAATACTCAAATTTATCCTGATGGTCCAGATACATTAACTATTGTAGTTACTAATCTTACAGCACAATCTTGTAGTGTATTTGGTCGTTTATCCTGGACGGAGGCACAAGCATAAGAGATGGCAAAACTTAAGTCGGGTACAAGAATTTACGGAAACGCAACGATTGATACAAGTGTTGTTGTTGGTTCTGCCGTAACAGCAACTTCTTCTGGTATTCAAGTTACTGGTATTATTACAGCAACTTCATTTAGAGGTGATGGTTCTCAACTTACTGGAATTAGTGGTGGTGTATCAATCTCCACAAACACAACAAACCAAGCACAATATTTAACTTATGTAACTGGAACTGGATCTACAACTGGACTTGGTGTAACTATTACAGGTCTTGTATTCAATCCTTCAACTGGCAATGTTGGCATAGGATCTACAATACCAACCACAAGAATCTCAATCGCAGGAACCACTGGAATTAGTTTTGCTGATACTAATATTAGAATTGGTGATGTATCTACTGGTTCTTCTATTACTTCTGGTGTTTATAACTTCTTTGGTGGTGCTGGTGCGGGTAAATCTACTACCACTGGATCTAGCAATAACTTCTTTGGTCAATGTGCAGGAAACAGCAATACCACTGGATCTTGGAATAACTTCTTTGGT